CGAACCTCTCCATCCTCGGAGAATGAGCGCTTACATTGATGTAAATTACATCACATATCTTTAAGTGGTTCAGCAAGGCTTTCGTCGCAAAATCTTGACAGCCCCACGCCGTGAAAGCTCCTATCACCTTCATTTCTTGGTATCTCCTCAATTATGAATATTTCCCCACAACCAACACATTGCCTCACTATCCTGAATGGATCAACCGATACACAGCCCCTTCCGCACATGGCACAGATGAGTATGTTGTTATACACTACAATCCCCCCATTTCAACAATGTTAACAATCTCGTTAACCCTGTCTGCGTATGTCTGTGTTGCCATCGCCCATTCGTGCAGTTTAAGGGCGTTCTTTTTCCACGTCCCGTAATCTGAAAATATGTCCTGTATCTTGGATATGCAATCCCCCGGACTCTCATACAAAGCCACCTTCCCGCCGAACATCTCCTCCAAACCGGGATGGTTCCGCTCCAATAAAATGCCTCCTCCGGCAATAATCTTCCAGTCCCTCACCGATACATAATAAGCACAATCGGGAGAATGCGTTATCCCTATGTTGATTTTCGAGCAAGCTACTGCTGCGTTGTGGTCACGTCCATAGATGCCTTCAAGATGCTTAAAGTCAACGTGGGAGTTTCTAAGTGTTTCTAAGAGATAACGCCTCTCCCTATGTATCCGGGGAATACAATTGCCTATAAATGATACATCGCATGTGAACTTGTTCCTGTCTTCTATTGTGGGCTCGATCTTGTGGTAGCGTTCCTTTTGAATGCCCTGTGATAAAAAGTATGTCTGCGGGTTTACCATCTGCCAGTCTTTTACCCTGCCCATCCCAACGGTAAAATATAAATCCACCTCCCTGACAAACTCCACCAATAAACCCCAATCATCCAGAGACCCTCTTACGTCAACGTTCCACATCGCAAACTTGATGTCCGGATACCTGTTCTTTGCCCTCACAAATGATGGGTATAAATCCATTGTCCTCGACATCAATACCAAATCATACTCTCCGTTGCGTGAGTTGATGTGCTTGTACAGATCAAACGGAATGTTGGCGTCAACAAAACCGGTCTCATGACCGCACTCTTTAGAGGCGTCCACAAGCGCCTGATCCGTCTCACCGTCCCTCGGGAAGCAAATTAAGATTCTCATTCTCCGCAATTATCCTTTGTCAAAACATATACGGGGATATAGTCTACCTTGCCGTCCATCTTCGTTCTCTGCTTGCGCCCGTTAAATTTGGCCATTCCAGCCGCTAACATCTTTTTGATCCTCTCTCTGGCTACACGTACGGAAACACCCCACGCATCCGCAAACTCCCGGGATGTCATCCCATCCTTGTCGTTGTACTTGATCTCATCAAATGCCCTTGTTAACTCCTCTATTGAAATTGGATTCGGTTTCATTCTACTTTCGGCCTTTCAAGAGCGTGAACATAATGACGTTCATAGAGCTCACCGTCTTCGTGAACCCTTAACATTACCATTCCTAATTGGGGGTGAGACTGTCTCATGCCTATCCTGAAAACAAACGGCGTCTTCCCCTGCCACCCCGGAGTTACTATCGACATCCCCCTGTCGTTCTCATTCGCAACCTCGGTCTTAAAGAACCTGTGCCTATGACTTCTTACAATGACGTCCGGAGCCCTTAATCCCCATCGGGCAGACTCCGTGCACGCCTCAATGTATTCTTTGTGAACAGCCGTTGACTCATATGCCGCGCTTCCCGTTGTTCCAATGTGGTGAAGCAGATGAACCAACGCATGGTCTCCGCACATGCTCTTCCAAAGCTCATGCCGAGCATATTGTCCAAACTCGTTTGGTATCGCATCCAGCTTGTCCGCAAGCGATTCCGCGCACTGCCCCGACTCCCCGTCATGGGCTGAAGACCCGCGGATCATGTAAAAACTTTCTGTTTTATCGCGTATCGGGGCAAGGATTTCATACGCACACCGCTTCTGGTCTTCGAGATTGTGCGATATCTGATGAGAGGAGTTGTGGTGAACCCCGTCTATCGCGTCACCGTTAACGATGATTGTGACGTCCTTGTCTCCACGGGTCACATCGGGAACCCATTCCCTCCAGCAATATTCCCAATGCTCCCAAAACCGTTTCTGGATGGGGTTCTGATAAACCATGTTCCCGCTATCCAATTTGAATCCCGTTTGCGGGCACAACCCCAATTGATCCCCCGCATGAATGTCTGAAAATATTATCAGAGTTCTTGTTTCCATAATCCTCACTTTCTCGCGCTTTTAAATCCGACCATTTGGGCCAGTTTGTCCCATTTGCGGGCTACACGTTCCGGCTTGACCACAACGCTCCGCCATGCGACAAAGTCTGTGTACCCTAAAAAAATCTTGAGCTCCTTCTCCAATTGTTCTAGCTTCTTCTCTGGTTTTTTCACGATTCCTCCTATTGCAGGTATTATAACACATAATTTCCAATATTCCAAATAAATCTAAAAAAAATTTGCTTTTTCTTCAAAAGTGTGCTATAATACCATTAAACGTTAATTAGGAGACAATTTTGGACAGAGAGTCGTACATGAAAATCGCCTTCGCTTTGCGTGGGATCAAAACAGCACTGGAAGACATGACAAAAGCAATTAAGGAGCAGCTACATGGATTACATCACGGACATATTGGTAAACAAGAAACTGGAGTATCAGGGGATACTACGCGCACTGAAGGTCCACAGGACACAATGGACAACGCGAAAGGATGCAATTGCCCGGCTTACTTTGTTAAAAAAGATAAATCTACCCAATGAAAGAAAAAAAAGTGATAAATCTCTGCGGTCTCTGTGGAAAAACAAAAGATCCCGCAGCGATCAAGATTCTTGAGGAAGCAGGAATACAGCTGGTCTTCATACCATGCAAAGAGTGTATAAAAGATTTTGAAAAGATTTACCTTAATGGTAAAAAACAATGTTAGTATTTTAATAGTCTTAATAGTCTTACTAAACTATTCTTATTCTTAAGTTAAGTAAGTAAGTTCTTTAAGTAACTAAGTAACTTAATATACTCTTAAGAGTTATTCTTAATCAAATAGTGTGCCAGTTTTGAAAGATGGAGAAAAAAACTTGAATGAACCTGTCCAGAAACACAAATGCCCAAGGTGTGGAAACATTGTGAAGGTAAGATCAAAAGATGACATAAAGCTAATGTGTCTCAGGTGTCTCAATACAGTAATGGAGAGAATGAACACTTTAACCCAAAAGATTGTAGGAGAGAAATAAATGACGTTACCAATAGAAGAGTTTTATGCGTTAAAAAACACAAGGGAATTACTGAGGGACATATTACATTCGAACCTTACCGAGATTAGACGGAATGCACGGAGTATAAGAGAACGTGCCGGTAGATGCTTAAAACACTATCCCTGGGATATGTACTTAGAAAAAATGTACGAAAAAAGGATAAAAGAAAGCATTGGCGGGGAAAGAGACTGGGAAGCATTGAGGCAACATAATGTTGACACTTATGAATAAATACAGACAATATGTAGACACAAAGCGGGATAACAATAATGTTAATCAGGTTACGCGCGGCATAACCTACAGGGCATAATTTTACAGGGATAAATATGAAAACACAAAAACTTGACAGCGTACAGGCAGATGTCAAAAGCGTACTGGGAGACTTCACAGCCACAGTCACAGAATGGAACAACGGGGAAGGCGTGGATGTCTCTATTTGCAAGAAATATATAATACAATCAGTGTCGTATACGTACAGCGAAATAGATGCGATTATGGCTATTGTAAACGCTTTGCGAAGCGGGGTTCTTGAGGATGAAGGGGAATGATATGGAAAACTTTATCTATTTAATTTATAGGGATTTTATGGCTTGGTCTGATATTCAGGACGGAACACCCATTGGGGTTGAGAATCTTAATTATGCGATAACTACGACAAGTACGAAAATTGATGATAAAAACATTAAGATTAGCTCCATGCAAGAAGGGGAATAATATGCCACTATGGGGAGATAAAACACATGACTGGGACGCGATAAACAACTGCGTTGAGATTATGTATGAAGAGATACCGGAATACATAATACAGGCAAAAGAAAAATTCGGGTATCTCAGGTGCTATGTTTCACCGGTAGTTGATGCACAGGGATGGAGACGTTTTAGTATTGATTATACCAAGAAGCGGTGGTTATCATGGATGCGGTGGCTGTTTCATATTGGTATGTGGCGCTCGTATCGTCAAATAAGCATTCATATTCGTTTTTTCGGATTTACGGTCAATTATATAGCACGTAAAAAGCTATCCGCCTCGAGAAAAACACGTATGGAACAGGATTTTCCGTTAAAATACAGGTATGCGTACGAAAAATGTTTACGGAAATATCCGCACATGAAGAAGTATATTTTAATGGATGCTGATTTTCCTAAGTACCTGAAGGGTTTGGTACAAGAAAAGGACTGTGACCATGAAGCGTACTGGAAGGGCAAGATAAACAGATGCGGGGTTTGCATGAAGGAGTGGAGTGATGAAGACACAGGAAAGGAATGATATGGAAGAATTAAAACCGTGTCCGTTTTGTGGTGGCGAGGCAGAATACGACAACTCAGATTATAGAGGCGGTGGCCAATGGATCGGTTGTAAAACCTGTGGTGGCAGGGCGTGGAAGCCATACAGAACAGGTGACGAAGTTTATGTGCTATGGAACGCCCGTCCGATAGAAGATTCCCTCCGCAAAGAGCGGGATGAGTTGAGAGAGGCGTGTGGGGAAGCATACATATATCTTGCCTCTTGCTTGGTGCACATGGAAGACCCGGAGTCACATAAAAACCTAAAAAACATGGCTATGAAAATGCGTGACTTATCAGAAGAAACCCCCACAGGAAAGGAATGATATGGAAAAAATGCACTATGATAGAATTCTTAACATTCTTGCACAGAGCAATAAATGGGAACTATACGAACAGCTCAAGGGAACACAAGGGATGAATAATGCCATACTGCTTGATAATGAGCGGTGCAAAACAGATAAACTCCGCAAAGAGCGGGATGCACTGAAAAGACAGTTACAAATGAACAAGCACCCGATTTCAATAACGCACGATAGAGAACTTGAAAAAGAAGCGGAACAACTCCGCAAAGAGCGGGATGAGCTGAAAGAGGAATTAAATCAACATAAAACAGTTTTAAGTCACTGCAACTTTGGTGGGAATATGCCAATTAAAAATAAGCTGTCTATTGTTGCCGAAAACAAGCGGTTGAACGCTGAAAACGATGCACTGCTTGCAAAGATTGATGAATTGGACGAGGAATTAGAAGCTCTGCAGAGAAAGGAATGATATGGTTCAAAGATATATTTTAGAGGACGAATGTGTCATGATGGAAAAACATGATCGTGGCGACTGGGTAAACTATGAAGATTACGACAAGCTCCGCAAAGAGCGGGATGGGTTGAAAGAGTACGAACGATACGCAAATGAGTACAAGGATTGGATTGCCCTCAAACAGCGCATAAAGGAGCTGGAGGAACGAAATCAAATATTGTATGAGGAAATGGTTTCGCTGGGTGTTATACCAGATAGATTATTGCCAAAGAAGCATTAAAGAAAGAGGGGGAATGAAACCATACTATACAAACGAATTGGTCACGATATATCACGGGGACTGTCTTGAAATCCTGCCCGAGTTGGAGCCGGTTGACTTGGTGCTTACCGATCCGCCGTACAATGCCGGAAAGGATTACGGGGGCTACAACGATGACATGCCGGAACAAGACTACTTGGAGCTTATGGGGAAAATAGTAGCGATTTGTAGGGAAAAAGCACCAAACCAAGCATGGGTAGCACCAAGGCACAAAATGCGAGGTTGGCTTAATCTTATACCTGATGCCTATATAGTTGTCGTAAGAAGGGGGGCACAGGGTCCGTTAAGAGGAGGTTGGTCCGACCAATATGGAACTATCCTTACTGTAGGGAAGCCACATATGGCGGTAAGAGACCTTTGGGAGGATATAAGGCTTAAAGGGGAGGGCTATTTGTTCAGAGAGGAAACCTACGGACACCCCGGATATACACCATATCCAATCATGCTTAGATGCGCAGAGCTTCTTTCTAAAAGAACCATTATAGACCCGTTTAACGGAGTGGGGACAACATCGGTGGCAGCAATAGCGCTAAAGAGGAAACAAATAGGCATAGAGCTAAATGAAAAATACTGTGAAATCGCAGCCAAACGCTGTGAACAGGCAAGGACAGGACTATCTCCCGCGGAGCAAGACGCGGGGCAAGGATTATTATTCACATGAACTTAATAGAACATCCCAAGCACTACACACACGGCATACAGCCCTTAGACGTAATAGACTCATGGAAGCTGGACTACTACCTCGGTAACGTAGTTAAGTACATCTGTAGGCACAATCACAAGGGAAAGCCCCTGGAAGACCTGAAAAAGGCACAATGCTATTTAAATAGGAAGATAAAACTAATGGAGGAAGAATAATGGGCGAAAAAGATACATACCGGTGCGATACGTGCTTTTGGGGCCTTGACGGGAGATTCACTCCCGGCCTGTTTGGATACGGCCTTCACTGCAGGCATGATCCTCCGAAGCTGGTTGTTGAATTCGCTGACAGGGGATACAGGGATGTAAAGACAATGCTCCCCTCTGTGGAGAAGGATCATTTTTGCAGCAAATGGAAGCCGAAGGAGGAATGATTATGGAAGAATTGGTAGATTTTGATACGTTTAGAGACGAACTCGAACGATTCGGACAGAATTTTGGGCGGAACACCTGCTATGATTATGTTGATTCGGCTTTTAAACGCGGTGACAAAGTAGGTGTAACGCTATTTATAGAGCCCTGCGGTACTTTAACTAAGATGGGTAATTCCTTAAAAGAAGTAGTGGACTGGTGGATTACCGTATTAGAGGTGCAGCCGGATGTAAGCTACGTGTGTTGTGGCTGGTACCTATATGACAATTGGGATAAGGTAAGTAATTTACAGGCTGTAGACGTATGGAAGGATATGAAAATGCCAGAAAAAAAACCTACAAAGGAGATACACCGAAAGGATAAAGAATGAATAAAGACCTAACACAACTATTACACAACTCGATCCTCTCAATAATGCAATGCATAAGGGATGACCCGGATCACCCCGAATATTCCGCAGCATTTGACTACAAAGACAAAACATACCTCCTGGGAGTGAGAATCAAAGATAACCCATTTCCCGATTCTCCCCGACAGAAGCCTATGAAACCCCCAAAAAGGGAAAAAAGGATATAACATGAGCGCATCACAAATGGACTTCGGGCTAGTAAAAGGGGCTCCCATTGTAGTAATAATGAACTGCGGAACCCCCTCTAAATTCATCGATTTCAACCAGGAAACACACCAATGGGAACTAAAAGACTATAAAAAAGAAGCACACTACAACGGCGATATCTCAACCTCCCTTAAAGACGGTATATGGAAACTATACTCACACTATGATATGAATAAATAAACCCCTTAGAACGCATCTCAACAACTCTCAGGTATAGCCTACACGGCTTTGTAAAAGCAATCCGCTTGCCAATTACAGTATACATGCGTGGAATTGTATATATACCTATATACCCACCTACGCACCCACCCAGACACCCCTACCCACCGCGCCCCCGTGCCAATAACGTCCGATAACGTTTATTATGTTATTAACTACAGCTTTTCATAACTCCTTCAAAAAGAAGGCATTAGCTTCCAGATCGCCAATAATTGAGTAGACTCAGTAACCATGGACAGCTGTTCAGTACATAAGTCAGGCATGATAGTCAATGATAGCATATGATAACTATCTCATAAGATAGCTTTATATCCCCTTCCCTTCCTTAAAGACTCACTCCCTTGCTTACTATCTCATGAGATACCTGACTTATTTGGTAGTCTTAAGAAATAATGACTTGTTGTTATGATCTGTTCTTTATTCCTTATTGTGTGTCTTAGTAGCGTTTCTATTGGTACGTTGCTTTGTGCTGTTTATTGTCTGAATATTTATTATTCAATTCATGTACTTATTGCCTGTTTAAAGAGTGAATTGAATAGGCTTGCAATATTTATTCAAATAAATTTTATTTTTTACTTGCATTCCTTTGATTATGTGTCATACTAAGGACGATTAACAATTTATTCTATTTAATTGAGAGGGAAAACATGGCTGATGTAATGGACAGAATGAAACTGGTTGAAGAAATCAAAAGGGGGGTTGCTAATTATATTGAGTCACCCGATTTTCAACCGTGCGTGATTGAGTCCTTGTACAATAACTTGTATACAGGAGGTCCGGTTGACCAGAGTGTTAGACAGATTCAGCGGGATTTCACAGCGCTTGATCAAGACAATCCACAGATTGCTAATGTTATTTTTAACTGGATTGCGGGAGCTGTTGATATTGCCCTTAACAGTTACATTGATTGAGTGGCAATAAATATGATTAAATATGTGAAACTGTTAATTGAAAAATACCGCAGAATATCCAAAATGGCCGACTATGTGCCAACGCATGATGTAATAAAAGATTTAAATTTTATTATTCGAGAAATTCGCATTAGCAGAATACCGAAAAAAGACCGTTAATTCTATTTAATGAAGGGTAAAAAGATGGACGACTTGAAAAAAACGCTTGACAGCATAACGGGTGAAGTTGAATTATGGACCGGATATGCTAATATATGTGGCTATGTAGGCTACGACAAGGTGAGTGAGCGCTATTATATTGATGATGGACAGGGGGGATTAAGGCATGTTTACTTTAAGATTGAAAGCATATTTGCGATTAACCCAGATAAAAGCGTTATTCAGCTTGACAAATAATCTAATATAAAGGGGTAAAAAGATGAGGTACAGAACAGTTAAGTCACGTAAATATGGCACGCTTTATAAACCAGTTTTAAATGGTAAAGATGTATCAGCTGTTATTTGTTATACTGAAAAAGAAGCTGTTAGAATATCCAAGGCCATAGAACACTACTCTAATATAAAGGGATAGTTTATGAAATTAGGATGTACCATAAAACACAGTCTTTTAGGAGAAGGGATCATAATAGAAAAAGAACCGCTAAATTTAACCGGCATGGTACGCGTGAAATGGAAAAAAACACCGCCCAAAAGATATAATAACGGCCAAAACCCATCTATTGTATTTATCAAAGATCTTATCTCTAATATAAAGGAATAGAGAATGACTAAAAAACAAGAGATTCAAATGATTATGCGGGATTACTACAAGCAGGGAGAGGATTGCAATCACTGGATTAGGCGCTTTTTCAGGTGTTATATTGACGGCTCTTATAAGGGGGCTAACCACTATGCAAGGAATTGCGAATTCATTCAAGAGCATATCAATGATGAAAAGACCTTGAGATCCTTTGTGATTAGAGAATTCTGTGATTTCATGGCGCTTGAGCATTCATGTTCCTCCGGTCATGTCCAGAAATCCATTGTTGATGAATGCAGCAAAGATGAACTCAACAGGCTAAACAGGGAGCTTATTGATGATGCAAAGGACCTTGTAGCTGATTTAATTGTTTAATTTAGGATAGGCTATTGTATTGCTTATCTAAACAAAAGGCTTTAAAACGCAAATAAGAGCTTTTAATGGGGCTATTTTTGACTGAACAAGCTATTGGGGAGTAAATTATGGGTTTTGATCAATTTGTATGTGTTGTCTTAACGGGCTGTGTCATTCTTTTTTGGTGCGTTGTTTGGCTAAACAGGAAAATTAAGGAATTATAATGGAAGATACCAGGAGTACGGAAAAATACATTCAGGACTATGAGAACCAGCTTGAATGGGAAAGACTTAACGGGTTAGACAAGGAAAGTACCGAATGCTTTATGCTTAACGGGAAAAGATACCATTGGGGGGATCTGGAAAAGGCCTTAAAAGAACATGGTTTAGAATTTATTTTAGGAGAAGAAAAATGAAGATTAAAAACGCACAGGATCACAAGAAGCAGATTGGGTATACGCCGGGGCCGTGGAGCGTAGACAAATACGGTGTAATTACAGGGAACTGCACAAGTATAGCTGAAACATATCAATTAAAATGGGAAGAAACCTGCGGTCTAAAGGGCATGCCAGAAGATCATATATGTAAAATGATAGAAGAGCAAAAAGCCAATGGACAGCTTATAGCGTCGGCACCCGAACTACTGGAAGCGCTGAAAGAACTTGTTGACAAGGAAATGATAGTAGACCTTGAGGGGGGTTGTTATCAGAGGGTTATCAACCTTATCTCCAAATCAGAAAGGGAATAATATGGATAATAAAAGCCTAAAACAGTGGGTTAAGTTAACGAGCAAAATTAAAAAGCTCGAGCAAGAAAAAGCCGAACTACTGGGAGCGCTGAAAGAGTGTGTGTCATTGTTGGGTATCGCAAACAAAACAGACAAAGACACAATAGTTGAAAAAAGAGCCAAAGACGTTATCTCAAAAATTGAAAGGAAATAACATGGAAGATCACAAGAAGCATACTCCGTTGCCGTGGAAGTTTGATGTAAAGGCCAATATGTTATCGGGAAAGTGTGAAATGGTTGTTTTTCATGAGTTTGATCATGGTTTTGAATCGGTGGCAACAATAAGGAAAGATGAAAAAGACGCAGAATTCATCATAAGGGCGTGTAATATGCACTATGAACTATTGGAGGCGTTGAAAGAACTGGTGGGCGAATATAAAAATGGGTATGGGTTTGTTAACGATCGGGGGGTTATCAAGCTGTATATGAACAAATCAACATGGGAAATAGCTGAAAACCTTATCTCCAAATCAGAAAGGGAATAATATGGTACACTTCATGTATATTTTAATAATATGCTTAACGGGTTGGCATTTTTACGGACAGGGCTTCAATAAGTGTAAGAACATTGTAATTACTAAGCTGGAACAGCACATGGCTAAAGAAATCGCGGTAAGGAGGCGCTATGAAGTATCTGACAATAGCTGAAGCTGCTTCTACCCTCTCATTTGATGAACAGCATATGTATTATCTTGTGAGAACAGGGGGGTGTCCGTCTGAAAAGATTTTTAATAGACATGTAATCCCTGTAGAGTGGGTAGAACAGGAAAAGAGAAGATGGGAGATCCTTCAAAAGAAATGGATGAAGGCCTCCAGGTTCAGGAGACAGAACAAGTTAAGTACCCCTGAATACAACAGAATGATACGTGCTAAAGAAATAGAGGTAGCTAAAATAGGAAAACACTGGTTTGTTAAGAAAAGACATGGAAAAAGGAGAGAAAGATGAAATCATGCTGCAGAAATGGTTGTAAGAATGGAGAATGCTCAAGGTATTCACCGGAATGGGGTTATATATGTGATGAATGCTTTGAGGAAATGACAAGAAAGGGCAGGAGCATAGAAATATTTATGTGCTCTAAAAAGGGATTGTCACCACAGATAGATCTCTATGATTATTATAACAATGAATTCAGGAGAAGATAATGCGTGAAATAAAGTTTAGAGCGTGGGTGACAGAGCCAACCTACACCATCGATAAAGAACCGCCATACATGTTGTATGACGCGCAGTGTTGTTATGACCAAGGGGAGGCACAGAGTTTTGGTGAACTGTTGAAAACGGCAGTTGTAATGCAATACACCGGCCTCAAGGACTCCCAAAATCGAGAGATTTATGAGGGGGATATTGTTACGTTAATGATTCCGAAATTTAAAAGTGAAAGCGGGAAGTATATAATTAAATGGCATTTGATCAAATGTGCGTATAGAATATTATCCGTTGCTAGGTGCGAGTGGTGTGATCACCACGGAATGATACACAAGGTTTACGGCAATATATATGAGAACCCCGAGTTGTTAGAACGGGATTGAATCCACTGCTTTCTTAAGAGAGGGCTCGGCAAGTCTTAAAAACTGCCGGGCCTTTTCTTTTTTAAGCACCTGCATTACTTCACCGGGGAAGTCTTTGTCCTCTACCTCTATGATCCTCAGGTGGGTACCTTGCCGGCGTTGTTGCTCTATGTCATCCCATCTGGGCATGTTTACTATATCCTTTGCCGGATGTGTCTTTGCTTTAGGGCAGCAGCACCAGAATAGTTCCCCTCGGCTGAACAAGTCATTCTCGTAATACGCCACATAAGCGTACCCCCCTATACAGTACCTGCAATCAGGTATCTGTCTCCAGAAACTGTTCTTAGAAGCGATCTCAAAGCTTCCTGTGAGCTTCCTGACCAATGTCGCTATCTGGGGAGTGTGTGCTTCCTTGGCTTTCATGCCTTCATCAGCCACTTCCTTGCAGCATTTCCTGAAGTCCTTCCCTGATATGTTTCTGTTATCACACAAGTCAGTAAGATACCCTATGGCCCTCAATCTCTTATCTGCCTTTATAGGATACCATAATACCTCTATTTCCTCTGCCAAAGCCTCGTCTATGTCTATTGCCGATGCTGATAGTTTCATTTATATTCCTTAATTCGTGGTTCGCGAATCGCGAATTGATGGGGTGAGGCACTGGTGTGCATCGCAACGGCCGGAAGACGATTTACCGGATTTGCACCGAACCAGCGAACTAATCCTTTGCGACAGGCTACCACGCCACTCACCCCATATTGTTATTCTTTTAAATAATTCACTTCATCAACAAGCTCACCATCGACATACAGCCTTATAGTCTTGCCGTCTGAAACCTGAGCGGTATGGTGATACTTACCATCTTGAGGCAACTCGACCTCTTTCCCGGTAGCCAAACGCACCGTTCCTTTTTCGGGACTGATCTTTGTCCAAATATCCATACTTAAACTCCTGTTAAAAAGCAAGGGAGCGCGTTACGGCTCTAGAAACCGGATACGCCCCTGCGCCCGATCACGAATGACCGGGGTTAATTCGGGACGAGGCGGGGAATCGTTTCTGCCGGCAGGTTCTTTGTCCCCGCTATGTACCTTCACCTTCGCTCGCCCCTGGATTTCACTTGTTTCTGCCGCGTCCCGTTGATTTGGTTGTCGTGCAACCACCTTTTTTTAGGCCGCCCCTTCTTTTGCTTGGTCTTGGGCTTCTTTGCCTTGGTCCTTTTCCGTCTCTATTCGGCATAACATTTTCCTTTCATTAAGCGTTCTACTAATATTCAGCTAATTTCTCCTGTAATTCAGTAAGTATCAACTCTATGTTACGATCCCACACGGAATGGCATTGCAATCTCAATGCTTCATACCAGTTCTCTCCCCTGAGGGATATTGCCCAGTCCCTGAATTCATGAGGGTTTTCGTGGGCAGAATGTTTGGATAGTTTATGACAGGATGCACACAGGCAAAAACCGTTCCTGATATCCCATCTCGTAGCCCTATTTGTCCTTCCAAAGAAGTGATGCGAATGCAATTGGCATTGGTTCTTTGTCTTTCCGCATCTTTCACATTTCCATTGGGCAATTTCCTTGACTACCCTCTTCCAGAGCCTGTCTGCTTTCTTCTGTGCTTTACTTAGCATTTCTTTAGCGATTCTGGCGTTTTCCAGTTGTCTGAATGCTTTTGATTCCTATTTTTCATTTGCATAGCAACCCAAAACAATAGCCTCCATAAAAATCACGGGCGTAAAAATAAACATCATCAGTATCTCCTTCGGACTGTTTTCGGGTACGCTACTTATGGCCATAAAAGCGCCAGCCAAGGTTGGGGCAACAACCATAAGCACCCATACTGTAATTTTCAGCGTCTTTTCCATATTATTCCTCCGGATAGAGGTCATGCTCTGTTTCCATGAGCGGTTTAACGAACTTTATGAACCACTCCACAAATCCATCATCAAGCGCATCATCCACTACATCTCCAAGCCTGTCAAACGGACCAAGATTGGTACTATTCTCCTCATTGTAAGTACCGCAGTATGCATTTAAATGATTGATGAACTTCCTATGCAAGGGATCGCTCTCATCGTAGGGCTTCATTCCGTATGCTTCAAAGAGCTTACACGCTAATCCGGTTTCCGGTTCAGGGGTAATATCCTTTTCTTCGCACAGCTTCTTTAGGTTCCAGTGCAAATGAGTTGACAACTCTCCAACATTTACCGCCATATCTTCCAATGTCAACTCCGGATCGTTAATATACTGAGTCCCGCTGAGAAGCTCTGAGGCGCATTTAAACATGCATTGCATCTCTATTGACTTATTTCTGTCAAAAGTCCCTCCTGAAGCCTCCTGTGGCTCTACAGAGGTGATTTTAGGGCGGTTTCCCTGCTCTTTATTGAGAATGCATATTTTACCCTTGTCTTCAGGGTCATCTTCCCTCTTCTTGTGGATGACTTTCAAGACATCTCCCCCACCGAGGTGCATTCCATGAATAACATCGTGCTGCATGTCCCCCAGCTTTACCAAAACCCTGTCCCCTCCGTTTAAGCCTATCTCTTCTCTCTTGAGATCGCTGTTATAACAGGATGCTTCTGGAACAGTGTTTACCATTATTCCCTCATAGCCCCACTTCTTCCATCTGCCGGGGTCTTTCTCTTTATCCCACGGCCTATCTCCTGAAAGCCTTATGTGATATTCTACGTTTGGCTGAAATCTAGACACATACTTCATTTTCCGCTCCTTATACGAATTACTTCTGCGACCAGTATCAAAAGGCAACCTACCATTATCTCTGGCCATGTTTTAGTAAATAACTTTACACATGAATATTGAGGGAACATAAACCTGTAAAACAACGCACCATGTAGAATGGTAAATACACCAATAAAATACAATATTGCCTTTGTAAGCCATTCTATCTTATCCATGCTATTCCTTTCCCGTGAGCGGCATATTAAAACCCACGTCGTTTATTACAAATATGATCCGCAACAACCATGCCAATGCAATAAGAAAGTATATTGGTAATAGCAAACAAAAAAACCGTGGTCATATTATTCCCTTCAATTGCTGGTATTATAGCATATTAAATTATGAATTGCAAGAGAAAAATTAAATTTATTTTAATTCTTTAGGGATATAAGCCCTTTCGTATGTTCTTAAAATCCCCTTCTCCCCAAGGAATGTCTCTAAAGCCCTTTTGCGCTCAAATTCCATAAAGTTCTCCTGAAGATCAACGGAGATAGGCTGTACCTTTATTGCAAAGTGCCTCATTATCTCCTGTAAGCCGGTTCTGTACTGGTTGTCCTCGGCATTCTGGGACATTCTGCCCATTATTCCATGCCTTCTCTGACCGACCCTCTTCCCCTTGGCTACATATCCCCCCGGAAGAGTCTCTGCGACCAATGGGGGCATCCACATCTTTGTAATGTGTCTTGTTAAATCAGCGATCTGCTTTTCAGTAGAATCGCCTGTTCTCCATATTTTATTGCCATAGAAGTCCTGGTTCTTCCCTATCTCAGTTATTAGATTAAGTATAGGTGCTTTTTGTACCATTGACTCTATAAGCGACTCTTCTCTCCCCGTCTCTCGGTCTATCTGTCTGGCAAAGAACTGCCCTGATATCAAATCCCCAAACGGAATTACATATGTAAGGTCAAAGTAAGCGCTCCTCCCATGCTTGTCCTTCATTGGAAGCTTTACATACAACCCGTCCTTTATCCACTGAGGCTCTGATGCTCTTTCCCGTTTAGTCCTCTGTAAATCAGACATGTTCTCTATAGCGTTCTTTATCTTTCCTATGGCAGATATTCTCCACGGTGCCTTTAAAGCAGTCTCTGCAGCGAGTGGGGTAGCTTTAAAAGTGTTACCGGTAATAAAGACTTTTCCATTCCTTCTTGCTACCCACGTAGTGTCTTTTGTCGTCGGACACCAAACATTCCCGCCATAAGGTACAGATTGTGGCTTATTTCTCTTTAACTGCCTACTTTTCTTTGTTGTGCATGTAATTGCTAAGGCGTCATCATGCTTGCAGAAGTTAAACTGCCTGCCAAGCATTACGCCAAGAGCCTGCATGGCGTCTGCCGTTTTACCTGGATTCTGGATTAAAACCTCACTGCTACCAGAATCGCAACCATCGGCCAATATGAGGATATCATAAAGCATTTCAAGCTGTTCCTTTGTAAGCTTTCTCAGAAATTCAATTGTAAGGCATTTCTCAGGCGCATGCTTCAAAAACTCATCTCGTATGTGTGCGGGAAAATAATAATTCCTATGTTCCCCATTTCCGTTTGGGTGCCACTCTTTTGTGATATGGTATCCATCAATACCAAGATTCTCTCGCAACTCTTCTATCTGCTCCTGACCGCGCTTATTTGTCTGCCCCACAAACATGGCGCCCTTCCCTGCGCTTTTTACTATCCATCCTTCAGTAACAACCCATCCCACAAGCCTTACTATATCATCTGGAATAACCTTTTCTTTCGGGGCAACATAGTCACCCGCAACAACGATTTCGTCATGTGTCCGAAGGTTTTTTGCCGTGTCTATTGTAATCTCTTGAACATATTCTTGATCAGGCAAACGCCTGTGATATTTCCTCTTAATAACACACCTATGGTCTGGGGTCATCAGTATGTCAAGAGACCTCGCACTGATGTGTTTCATTTCCCCAAAGTACGGGAATATGTTGACAGAATCAATTTTCTGCCATCTCATCTTCCCTGTATCTTTGTTGTATCCCAACGTAAAATCATCCTCTGTAACCTCATAGCACGTAAGCCATCCACGTTGGGTTAATATCTCTGTATCGTCTGAAACGCAGAACGTAAGAAATGGAACCCCGAACATATTAGTCCTGAGATTCCGTATCCACGGTCCTACAGCGTTATAGTCAAACGTAGCCGCTTCTGCAAGCCTCCACGCCTCGTCTACGCCCATTCCCTTGTATTTCCTATTGAATATAAATGCAGATAGTTTAGCGTGATCCTCCGCCCCCTGATATGCATTGGAGGTAATCTTCATGCCCTTCTTGATCATTCTCTTCGCAGCAGCGGTAAATCCCTTCTGTGCTTCTACAAAGTCAGGACCGTCAAACATAGCCTTCAACTCTGCCGTTGCAAATGTGTTCCTTGAGTATCCCAATGGAATGATCTCATCCATCCACTTACTGCCCTTACCGGCTATTTCAGCAAGAGCCTCTGCCTGAGAAGCCATTGCTCTGGGGTCTAATGGATTCATCCCCAACTTCCACCAGTTCAGTATCATATTAGAGAATATATTCCTTATATGTCCCGCAGGATTCCCCGCAGTCTTACCCCATTTAAAGAATCCCCATGCTGTTCCGGTAACCTTCTCAAATGTAGTCTTCGCACGGAGCATTTCATTAATGTTCTCTGCGATATATTTAGGGACATACTTTCCAGCCAACGCCCCCAGACGATTGACAACCTCACCCTTTACGGGAGCACCCATTAGCTCATATCCGGCAAGGTTTACATTGTGGAGTTTTGCAAACTCTTCTGTGATCCCGTGGGTCTCCCCTATTCTCCTGAAGAACTTTGCGTTCTCTACATCGTTTATAGCCTGCGAAAGACCGTTTATCACAGGATACATGCTGTCTGCTATTTCACCCTTCTCGGCGCGTATTCTCAATACATCCTCTTTTTGCTTGGTAAACCCGGTTCGTAGTTTCCCCTGTATCTCCGTTACTTCATCCTGCATCTGGGCAACCCTTTTTGTGGCTGTCCTTATTGTCTTTGGGGATGCTTTCGGGTCTGCAAGTATCTTCTGGAGTGTCTTTACCTCTTTGGCGTGTTTCTTTGCATAATTGTTTGTAGCCTTGGCTATTGCCGATTCTATCTCTTCGGGGGTGGCATACTTCAGCTTTGTCCTTAAAAACCTCTGCCCCTTAGTCCTCATAGGAATTGTGGATCCTCCTATATTCTTTCCCTTGGCAAAGTTGTCATAGTATGCGTTCATCATCCACGAGAAGTCACCCTCTTTTACAAGCTTCTCTGCGACTATCTCCGGCTGCAGTTGAGCGGTTCTCTTCCACAGGTATTCTGCGCCCTCCAAGGCATTGCCGTCAAGTATCTTCGGCAATTGCTCTATGGGTATTAAACCCATCCTACCATCAGGCATCCTTCTAAATAACTTTGGGTAAAGAGACGCCACCTCGTCATCTACCTTAGAGAACATCTCTGCAATATCACCCAGTTTTCCATGCTCCATAGCCTTGGCTACCGCTGTAGTGCGATGTGCCGCCCCATAGACCTCATCCGCCCCCAAAGCACCCAATAACCCCCTTGTAATCCATTGACCAAATTGCTGTACTTTATTCTTGGGGGTTCTCGCAATAACCTTCTTAGCCCCGTCTGCGCCTATACCAAGAACGTCAGACAGGCCAAACATGTAATCAAAGCCTTTTCGTATCGCACCGGGCTTCGCTGCCCTTATAAGTTTACCAGCCTTGCTGTATTTGGCAGACTTACCCATTATCCCAAGCATACTTAAAACCTTAAACGGTGAAGCAACCGCCCATAAAGGCCATGTTACCGCAACGTCTGCAAGTATCCCCGCTACAGTTCCCAATAAACCGTACTGCCCAAGAGAGTCCTTCTTTGAAAACGATTCCCTTGTCCTAACGCCTTCCTTGAAGCCCTTCCCCTTTAACATGCCAACAATACCGTAATCCAGTATATTGATGGCATCAATGACATCCATTATTTTACCGCCAGAGAAGATTCTGTCCGACTCTTCCCCTTTGGATGCGAGTATTTGGTCTGCTTCTTTACCGAGACCATATTGATGTGCTATGCCCTGAAGGTCTGTAGATGTAAAACCCTTGAAAGCCTTTCTGTCTTTTATAGGCTTGGTTTCATAAAATTTCCCCGCTGTAGGGGCAAATAAAGATGTCTCCTCTTTTGTGAGAGTCATTATTTAAATATTTTCTTAAGAGCAAGCTGCCCAAGTTCCTCTTCAGGGGGTAATCCCCTCCTTGATTCCGCCAATAGTTGAGCCACTTCGTCCCCTCCCACCGGGGGAAGCCCGCCACGTCTTCTTGTAACCGGCATTCCGGTTATTGCTTCAGATTCAGCAACAAGCCTCTCTACGTCAGATCCAGACACTGCTGGCTTCCTTAACGGTCTAGAACTTGGATATGGCAAAGCATCCTCTCTCAAAAGCATTGATTCGGACATATGCTGTGCAAGTGCGTCTGTAGCACGATTCCCAATTACATTCCTAAGTCCCCACTCACTGAATTCACCAGCAAGATTTAACAATCCGCCCTGATCTGCGATGCTCTTCTTTACTTCTTGGGGGGTTTTCCCGCTAAGATCAACACCATAATCCCTCAAAAGCTCGTCCTCAATAACCTTCATTACTTTCCTGTGTTTGGGGTTCTCAGAATCAAGGCTTATGTAATCCTTTATAAGCTCCTGTTTCCGCTTCATTTTCTCAAGCCTCTTAGATTCTTGGCGCTGAAACTCCTTGTCAGCCTTAGCCTCTTCTCTCTCCGCCCTCTTCTCTTCAAGAGCGAGTTCAAACTGACCCTGTTCCTTCTGGGCTCTCTGCCTCTGCTCCTGTAATTGAGCCAGCGCAACAGCCAACTGCATCAGTTCCCCGCTACCGCCTGTTTTTATCTGTGTTACCACCCTTTACCTCCTATCTCTTAAAGGGGTTAGCAAAAATGTCTATATTGCTCCCCGTCGGAACAAATTGTTGCGGACCCTGCACCGGACCGCTCACGGGTGCCGGGTACTGTCCAGCCGGATTAAATATATTCTGAAGAAAGTCCTGCCCACCTACAGGTGTCCCGGTGATAGCTCCACCATTATAAACATCCGGTTGCGTGTTAAATATATCAGTCAAGCCCCCATGCGTATAACCCATTCCATGTATTGATGTAGTGTCCCCCGGTGTCAGCATCTGCCCTGTTAGATATCCCGCAGCACCGGCATTCAATGCCTCCATAGGGTTGTAAAAGGAAGATTCCGTTGCAGGACCCAACAATGCATTCGGAGAAGGATACTGAAGGTTCAATAGCCTCTCTCCCAACTGCGCTGTCCTTCCCCTGATCCTTGACAATGCCTGCTTTTCTGCCAGTTCAGCCTCCCTGCGCATTCTCTCTGTAGACTCTCCAGACATTATGTCCCCCTTTTGACCGGCAAACGATGCTCCTGAAGCGCCTGAAGCCGCCAGAGACCTTCTGAAGCGTTTTAACCGCTCTGCGGCCTGTGTCCCTAATCTACCCTCTCGGGCGCGTTTAAGCTCACCTGGAAGGCTCTCAAGCATACCCATCTCTTCGCCGAAGATCTTCTTCAAAGCCTGTGCTTCAGGACCGCTCATCCTTGCCTTGAGCATCTTCTTGGCACGTTTGCGTTCTTTGTCAGCAGCCTGCTGTCCGGTAAGTCCGCTGAATAAGCTGGAAACTACTCCAACGCCTGCTAATATTGCCGGGAGTCCCATATTGTACCTCCTTAGTACCTTCCGCGTGTTCTACTTGTTTGGTGTTCCGCTATTTTAATCGCTTGTTCTATAAAATTAGATTGATCCATTTTGACCTTCATAAAATTACAAACCCGACAACACGAAACACAATTTTCTTTTTTATATCCAACATTATTATCAATTCTATCTATTCCGCTATAAATATACTCGCCGTTATTTGCCGCATTGTCTGCTTTGTTGCTTGGCCCCGAACCGCAATAATAACAATTACCTTTAGTTAGATCCCGAAACTCATTGGTTGTTAAATCCCAACTCAAAGATCTGTTTTTCGCGCCACGTTTATATCTACTTAAAAGCCCCCTAAAGCTTGCCTCGCCAAAATCTAACCTTATTTTAGCTGTTGAATTTTCAATTCTCATACACCCGCATGATTGCGTCCCACCGTTTCGAAGGTTTGACGAATGAACCTTCTTTACTTTGCCGCAATCACACTTGCATACATACAGTCTGCCGTACTTTCCCTCGTCAGAATCGGCAATAACCAATAACCTGCCGAATCTTCGCCCTACCAAATTAAGTCGCTGAACCATACTCAATATCTCCCGCGGGAACGAATATAATAATCTTTGATTTGATCTGCGGTGAATATGTTGTTGTAGATACGGATATCATCTTCTTTGCCGCCCAATAAACCTGTTTCGCCAAAACCACCATAATTTAAACTGCCTATTCTGCCATTGTCAATATTGGTACAGTTGGCAAACCATCTTGTTTTATTTGTTGAGGTTTCAAATGTCTGCGCTACCGCTACCCCATTAACATAAATAACAGGTTCGGTTCCGTTCTGAACCACGGCAATGTGGATAAGTGTGTTGTCTATAAATACGACGTCATCTGATTCCAACTGCCATTGTTTTGCCCCGCCAATAAAACAACTTGAAATAAGCTCACCGGAGGTCTGTATATACATACATATAAATTCTGTCGCGCTTGTATCCCCAAATGAAAGAAATACGCCAAATGCTGCCGGAGTAGCATCAACAGACCGACCCCATGCCATCCACGTCCCCACGGTATCACTCGCAACCGTGCTTACAACACTATCAATGTTCAGATACGCAGAAGAACCATTGCCAATAAACCCCTTACCAACAGCACCGTCAACATTAGTTATCGTATGCTTATATCTCGAGAGGTCAGTTATTCCGTCACAAGTATGAAACACCAACGCCATTGTTAAGCTCCTTCCGGACATGAACGAAGAAAATCGTATTTAAGCCAGTCCTGCGATTTGGGAGACGAATAATAATTTACCATTTGGATTTGGCCGTCAAAGTAATTTGAAACCCCGCCGCTATCCTCAAGCGCCCCGACAAGAAAGCTGTCCCTGTTGGCGATGTCAGCGAACCAATCCCCGTTGTTTGTACCAGTGGGTGTTAATCTCTCCGCAACAGAGTCGAGGTATAGGCTGTACGCCGTCCCACTTGAAACGCCCACAGCATAATACCATTGACCAGCGACTAATGTTGTATCTCCAGTAACGTAATTAAATGTCCCTGTATTCCTTACGCCGAACTGCAACTTCGCCGTTGTTGTCGTCTGCAAAAACAACCTATTGTTGGTAGCCGCCTCATCAGCACTTGAAAATATTACATCAGTTGTGTTGACTGTCCCCTTTTTAATCCACGCCGTAATAGTCCCCGCACTGTCAGACGAACGCCAGTTCGCTGTACTGTTTTTATGATACCCAGTACTCCCGTCATAATCCCCACCGCCGTTTGCTGTAGGTATAATCGTACCGTTTGCGGTCATGTCGTATCCGGTTACGCCAATGTCCTTACCCATTGCGACTGCTTTGTTCAGCCAGCCTGACACGAAATCGCCCGAGGAAAGATCAGGAAGAACAGGCTTAGGCTGATTGATATACATGCTTCACCCCTTTCATTATCTTCTCACTTAATACATTCTGCCAGTATTTTCTATTGTAATTCGTTGCTCCGTGACACTTCCTGCAAAGAGATATTAAATTATTTTCATCGTGATTTTCTTTATTGTAATCAATGTGGTGAACAGATAGAGCCTTGTCAAAGCCAGACAAAAAGCACACTTGACAAACGTAACCGTCTCTTGTCCTGATTTTATTTTTCAACTCTTCTCCAAACCCCCAAGCATATGGCTCTATCGATTTTCCACCGCGCCAATTTGGGTTTTTCTCACCAGGGAAATGCGGTAAATAGCTCCCATCGCATATTAACTCGCCCATTGCTATTTTTCTTTTTCTTGTTTCGCTGATTTTTTTCCTTACCTCAAGCGAACGCTTTTTCCCTTCCGTCCAAGACTTGTTGCCTTTTTTAAATCTACCGTCAGCACATTTTGCACATTTACCTGACGCTGCTCCTCTTGAAATCTCTTCCCCGCAATCAGAACAATAACCATATATTTTTGGTGGTTTCTTTTTTCCTTTTATCCAAGGAACGTTCCCCTTCTTATAACACCCCTTTAATTCCGTATTATAATTAGGATGCCCCTTTGTAATTCTGCTGATTCTTTTTGCCGAACACGGTCTGCACCTTTTGGCAGAATTAGAAATTGCCGCACCACAATCAACGCAAGCATTCTTTTTTCTGCCTTTCGGTTGATTTATCATTACATCCCCCTCATGCTCATTCTCCAGAGCTTTAATACCTCATCGTACGTAGCCATCATTCCCTTGTATACCTTTACCTGTCCGATTAGGCCGTCGAAGGTTCTATCTGAAGCCGAGCTATTCCCTATTATAAGATTGTTGGTGCTATTGTCTGCAGTACCCACTGGAGTTGATGCTTCGGTTAATGCAACATTATTGCCTTGAATATACATTGTTGGATCATTATCAACCGAAGAAGAATTATAGGTAACAACAATATGTACAAAACTTCCCACGTCCAATTCTTCGGCTGTAGTTATCCACCGACCATTTGTGGTGCTATGGTATTGAGTAAACCGTACATCCATTACACCCGCAGCTTCGTTTACTACCGCAAGCACATAGTCATCAAGTTTGTATATTATTTTTCCATTATCCCCCTCTCCGTCACTATCCGCCCTTACCATCGCAGATACCGTAGCTCCCCCATCAAACAATCCCTGCAAGTCTGAGTTGTTGGCTACCGCTACCATTGAATCCGCAGAGTCAAACAACCCCGCCTGCTTGCCGTAACTATTCTCTTCATAAGTGAGTGAAGTGGGGGTTCCGTCATACCCATTGCCAGATAGATCGTCTGTATGCCCATTCAAAGGCATGTCAAGCACCTTGAACTTATTGCTATGTATCCTCCAGCTCATGTTACCACCTTCCTGTCAGTTGTCTTTGGTAGATATCTGCAGCCTGAAGTTGGGTGAGTGCGGTGTTGAATATCATTACTTCGTCAATGACACCATCCCACGTTCTTCCCTCCTTTGGGTTATTCCCTATTATTATATCACCTGTCCCGCTGTCTGCTGTGTCTGTTGGAGTCTGGTCTTCTGTTAGAGCAACAGGACTTCCATTAACATAAATTATTGGGTCATTGCCAACGGCAGTGTTATCATAAGAAACACAAATATGCGACATTGTACGCAGAACCAATTCTGTTGATGTAGAACTCCAGTACCCGTCAGTTCCAGAAAAGTAATGATAAAAAGCAATCTCAACTTTCCCTGCTGCTTCAGACTGCACAAAGAACAAATACTCTGCCGTTTTCATCACAACATAACCAAGATTATTCTCTCCATCAGAATAGGGGTTTACCCAAGCGGATATTGAGCCGCCACCACCGAAAATATTATTAGCGTTGGCATTGTACGCAACGGTTGTCAGTTCATTCGTCCCGTTATACTGAGTGGCCATCCCCGACACACCACGTACGATATTCGTCGCATCAATCCCAGTTGTCGTACCGTTAAGCGTCCCATATGTGGCAGGCGCAAGATTGGGTTGCGTTCCGAATGTACTGCAGTCATTCCAGTAAACAAGTGAATTTATGTGATCGAACACCTTATCTTCGTGTATATCGCTTATCTCTGTGGTGCTTAAGGCTCTCGTAAATAACGACAGTTCCGCAACGTCTATCTGCCCGAAGTTGGTATTATCCGTTCCCACCTGAAGGTTTGATACTGTTATCCCAGTTGCCGTTGTAAACGCCACAGTATGCCAGCCTGTTGTGATCGTAGCCGTAGCAGAGCCATCAACATACAACACCTCGTCAGCGCAGGAAGCCACTGCAAGAGTTCCAGACGTAGCGTCAAGATAGTTTGTCCCAGAATCAAAGTCAAGCAACTGCTCGGTGGTCGTCGCAAGATATACCTTCATTACAACTGTCTTTATCGTTCCGTCAATAGCACCTATGGTTATCTTGTCATCCGTCCCATCAAGACGAACAGCCTTCCCATGCCTTGAGTTGATAACGGTCGGCGAGCTCGCAATGGTATATCTATCCCTAAGCCATTGAAGGTTGCCAAACGATATTGCCAGAGCACACGAAGAATCTGCCATTACTCTGCGTAGTTCCATTATTCAATCGCCTCCACGGATGGGTACAGCTCTGCATACCTCTCTGATTTGGTCTTCAACTCACCTGCTTCGTGCATCTCTTTCAGGATATGTTCCGCCCTCTTTGAGGAACAGCGCATCAGTTTTTTTACCGTGCCAACATGAATCTCCTCAAGCTTGGCAATCGCTGCCTTCTTCGTCTTGTCAAGAATGTATCCGTTAATCTTACCGCCCCAGATAACTTTTCCCTCTGGAGCTACCGGAGACACTTTCTCTTCAAGTGTGGCATCCGGCTTTACGTATTCTAATTTAGCTTCGTACATGATTATCCTCTCTTCTTAAAAGCCCAAACTTCGCACGCCGCCGTATCGTTTGCATCTGAGTTTGTCGCTGTAGCCACAACCCTGAGCCACTTGGCGCCAAAGCCATGCGCAAGATAAGCGCACTCTTCAGTTGTTAGGTCTGAGTCCCCGCCAGTCGTGTGCGTTATGCTTGCTACCGGACCATCCTCTCCAGCCTTTGACATTACGACATCGCACTCCGTCCACTCTGAGTTGTCATTTGATATCTCAAAAGTATATTCTACTGTAATGTCCGGATCACTGTCAGTCCAATCTACCGCAGTCTTTATCTGGAATGCCACCTTGTCAGCATCGCCAATGTAAAACGGAGCAGACGTATCTGAAGTCGGGGCTGCATCCAATGTTATGTCAATCAGCTTCTCTACCACAGGCTGAGCGCATATCGGGTCTGGGTCTTGTACCAACCCCAATCCCTGTGCCGAGTCAAAGTTTGAGTTGATTACTCTCTTGAACTCATCAAGAAGAATTGCCCCCAGAGCACCATCGCTCACTGCCGTGGGTGACGCCTCATGCTTTCCGCCTACATTGAGAACTTCCGACGGTGCAGCCGCGTTCTGTGTTCCGCTGGCATTTAAAAGAACCGTCCCTATTGCAGAGGCTGTGCTTCCCGAAAGCTTAACGTAACCAACATTGGCACTTCCCGCCCCAAGGATCGCAGTACCTATCGCTGCTGCAGTTCCTCCAGAAAGCTTAATGTATCCCGCATTAGCGCTGCCGGCTCCAAGAGCCACAGTACCAAACGCCGCACTAGAGGCGGTAAGCTCAATCTGCCCAATAACATCCTTGCCAAGGTCGCCTACCGGCTGACCCCGACCATCTAACAGCCGCGCATATACGGCTTCTCTTGGTGTGTGTGTTGCCATTTAATTTCCACCTCTTCCTATAAAACCTTATCCAAAATAATTATAATTATCGGGATACTGAACATACCCCATATCCTCCAGTTGATTCCTTTACCATCCATCTTGTTCAGGATTTCTATAAGGGCAACCCTTGTAAGCCTCCTGAACTCGGAACCATCCTTGTCCTCGTCATGCTTGTATTCCTCAAGCAATTGTTTAATTCCGTTTGCCATTTTCCCGATCCTCCTCACGCTCCCTTTTTAGATCAAGCCACCACAGAAAACAAAATGCACCCGCAAATATTCCAAACACTATGGCGACCAATACCGTTGAGTTGCGCACATTCTTTATGTTGTTGGTCATCGTGACAATGTTTGTCTCTATCTGCGTCATCCTGTTCTCGAGCTTGGTATAATCACCCTGTATTGTACCAGATATCTCATCTTTGCTTTTATCTATATCAGTGGAAAGCTTCTCAAAGCTCGGCTTGAGCGTTGTCTTGAGCGTCTTCTCGCCTATCCCCAACAGGGAACAACCGCACGTCCCAATAACAAATGCCGCAATAACGCAGCAAATACCAAACCAAAACCACCAATCCTTCGCTTGCTCACTCACGTCATCTCCACCTTTCTAACACCCTCATCAGAGTCGTTATACACTAAATACGTCTTATTGTCATCCGGGTCTCGCCATATCAATAGCTCCCCGGAATCCGGGGTCGGCTGATCGCTCTGTGACAATCTCCGTGGTTTAAGGTAGCCACCGCCAGTAACACAATCAAGGCTCTTCCCTGCGGCTATCTCAACTGTATCCCCGGCAAAAACAGTTGTACCGCTGTTATGTATAAAACCAGTCTTTACCGTGCTTGCTGTTAACAGGTCTGTGAACGTGTTCTTCCATCGGAGCGTTGTCGTTCCGCATTGAACCGTCTTGTCCTGATACGGCTTTACCGAATTATAAAACACTGAATGGAAGTAGTCATCGGAACTATCCGCATACCCATGAAGCGCCTGTGTACCGTTAAAGTGAAATGGGTACTGAACCCTTGTGGCAAACTTGTTGTTCATCTTCCCGTAAAGAGAAAGCGTTCCCGCAACCCACTCAACACTTCCTGACGCAGTCGCATCATTCTTGTCAAAGTACAATGGGCCATTTATAAGATCAGCCTCTTGAGCGACAACCTTCTTCCCGGTTGCATCAAGATTGCTCTCCATGTTCACGGTAGTCCCCGTTAGCGCATGTACATTGGTGACGTCAAGCCTCGTAACCGCAGCAGAGGTAGAGGTAATCTTATTTAAAATAACCTTTGTCTTCCCCCTTGGATCGATAAGCAAAACGTTCCCGCCGCTCTTCGCAACCCCTATGTGTATCCAGTTGCTTCCGGATGCTGTCTGTACAATGTCGCTCCCTGTAGCGTCTATAAATATGTTCTTCCCAGAGGTCAGTGAAACATTATTTATGGAAAGCTCCCCGCATATCATTGCAGAAGCCTCCTGACCGCTCGTAACAGACTTCGTGGATATCCCCATGTACTCAAAGATTGAATTGGCTGCAGTCCATTTATAAGCCTTCTTTGAGGAGTTCATCCCCAAAGCCACTCCCCTGGGAATGTCTTCATTTGCTATTGCATAATTGTATTTAGTGGGATGCTTGTTCTCCACTATAGTATTGTTTATGTTCTGGATGATTGTATCGGCTTCCCCTTTAGTACTCCCACGCAATGACTGAACAACGTCGTACATTGTCTTAAGGTCTTTTGACAGATCGTCTATCTGGTCTTGAAGCGGAGCGCCCTCCTGCCAGCCCTTCATTGCTGACTCAAGCCTGTCAATTACAGCAATTTCGTCGTCTTTAAATGCCATATGCTTCCTGATCGTACTCCACGGTATACCCGTTAATCTGGTGAGCCTTACCGTCCATTACGCCAAACTTAAACCGAATAGCCTCGTCCCGAGCATCTATCCATGTCTTTCCCTTATCCTTATCTGTATCAAATACGTAATGGTCATATGCGTCATCCATTGTCTCGCCACGCCTTACGTACCTTAAATATATCTCCCCGCCGGCAACAACATCATGGTTAAGCATGAATCTCCTGAACCTCAAGTTCCTGCTTGGAGTGTCCCCATTCCACGCCCTTGTCTCCGCACGGGCTTCCATTACCCCTATACGCACCTTCTTGTTTGAAGATGAGAAGACAGTGTTAGACTCTGTCTGTATCGTATAGGTCGTTCCTGAGGCGGTTATATCCGTTACCCAAGTTTGCTCGTTGTCCACGTAAACGGGCAGCCCTGACTCCCCTGTGGTAGGTAGCGCCGTAGTTGATACAACCTGTACGCTCCCAGTAGTCCCTGCAACGACATCGTCTATGAACGCGCCTGTGTTCACGTATGCCTGTGTCGAGATCTCTTTCCATACCCATCCTTTCCTGTAAATATAAAAATCCCCATCATACACAATTGGAATGCCAACAAAATCCTCGTATTTTCTCCACACACCCCTCTTGGTGTGATAAACATAAAGCTTGTCATTTACATAGCAAATATATCTTGAGGTTGCAGGGTGATATACTGCAATTGCAGCTTCTTTTACTGCATCGCTCCACCCGTCAACATCGTCCTGAATATCAGAAACCGATCTCCCGTCCCTAGACTGCTGCTGTGTAATGTCCCTGTAATCATATCCATTGGACACAAAGAAACCACTCTCTCCCAGACCAAACACCTTGTCCCCAACAACAGCAAGAGAATCGTTTGCCATACATCCGCCAGAGTATTCCTTGACTATCTCACCGGGGGCTAGCCTTACATACCTTCGCATATTCCTCTTGAATACAATAAACCCGGTACCCAAACCCACTATCGCCACATTCGGTTGACCGTCTTCCGTAACAAACGCCCCGTAACCCTCAAGAACCTCCGGCGCCTCGGGAATGCTCCAGTAATAATGATTGGGGGACTTCACATCCCCGGTGTAAACACCAGACTTCTGATATATGGAACCGTACTTGCAGGGAGGAATAGTGTCATTATATCCGACCACAAGCTGTTTTCCCAGCGCAGAGTCAGATACCTTATCTGTAAACAATGTCGTTCCAACGGCATCCCTTACGGTCTCTATCGGCATCGTCGCTAATTCATAAAAGAAAGTTCCATTGTTATTTACAAGAGTCGTAACTGCCGTATCAGCATTGCCCTTGGTTCTGTAAAGCACGACACTCTCCACCGAGTCATCAACAAAACTGCTGTCCGTTAACTGCGGGTCTAACGTTACCCTGACCTTGCCGTTACGTATGGTCGTTGATATCGGAAGCGCAGGATAGCTTTCTACACCTACCTTGTTTTTGTAGGTATAGGTATATCCATACGCGCCATACAATCCCGAACCATCTGTAACTGCCGTCAATCCCAAACGTATATTCGGGGACGGTACCTCAAGCATGTTAACCGAACTGCCGTCGTACCGCATGAAATAGTCTTCATTAAACATATATAGGTAATTCGCGTACATAAATCCGCGAAGCTTGCTTCTGCCGCGCCTGCCATACTTGTAGGTAGATGTAAAGGCATAGGTGTTGCCTGATGTGTCAATTAGGCTTGTGTTGTTAGAAAGGAGTAGTTTTTTACCAAAGTTAGCATTGGCAGGCACGTAGCTAAATGCGCTATCAAATTCGTCTAAATATGAATCATCAAGATATCCCGTGGATGTCAAACCGACGCTGTTCCTGTCTGCTATCCAAATGGGCTCTTGGTTTTTGCTCATCTCTATTGCAGTCCACTGGGCATTCCCCGTATCAATATAATTTATTAATCGCCCCTCATCGGACGTAGTTGAAGCGTGATCAAATCCAGAGAACTCGCTGAATAAGTACATACCCTTGACGTTAGCAAATGACGGTATCCTTAACTGGTTATACGGGGACGCAGTATCGTTCTCTTGCGTTGTCGTCTCTGTTTGCGTTGTTACCAGCTCCTTAATCTTAATATGGCCACCCCTTTCTGGATCATACCCGTATCCGGTAACCATCCATCTTGTAGTTGTTTCATATGACGTGACCCTCCGGGCTGTTGCCAACGGCTTCTGAGTCCATGATGTCGCCACCTGAGTGTTATGCATTAAGATGCTTCCAAGGTACAAATCATAGTTCTTCAGCGAGCTCCCGGCAGAGAATGACCTTAAATAGTGCATCCTTGCTGGGACTTGAACCGCAGAGGCTACGGTCGTCTGAGTTGTTGCAACCAAACCAAAGTCCCTGTATATCGACTGCGTCATTGTCGTTCCCGACTTTGCGTAGTCAAACATAAGGAACGACTTTCTCCTCATTGGAATGGTAGTGGTGAGCAGTTTCTTACTTGTCCCGCCATCGGTGTCCTGCTCCCACGCTATAGTAGCGTTCTCCGCAGAAGCATATTTCAACCCTATCTCAAAGCCTGCAAACGGAGATGTCGGCAGAGTGCTTAATATCGTAAGGGTTGTAGACGATGAACCTATCTTATCGGGAACAATCGGAAACGATATAGTGTATCCACCGCTTTCTGGGTTCCAATACGCACACCATGTGGTCGCCGTATTCGTTGGCGTAGCACCATTTACATGATCTATCTTCCTGTAGGAATTTATCCTCGCAGACTTGGAGCTAAACAACATGCTCGTCAACTGCGGAGACGTAAGCGTCGGATCATCTACCTGGTACTGGAATAATCCTGACCCCGTTTCAAATGTCGGTGAGTTCTGAAATGTAGGGTTCAATCCCCAAGCGTCCTTAAAGTCTTTTCTCAACGGGTAGTATGCTATTCGATTTGCCGTCGCACACTCATGGCATGGAGGCGCAATGTTTCTGGATGTTACCAGCGAGTCACCAATGCTCTCATTCTTTGTAAACGCCAACTCACCTATATACCCATATATATTGCTTCCTAGCCCTATATATGAAAAGTTCTGCCATGATGCAGTTGCTGAGATAGTTGTCGAGCCTATATTCCCAGAGTAATTGTAAACCTGTACCTGATAGTTTGTTGTAGTAACTGGAGTTATCACGACAGCATATGCGTGGGTAACCGCAGATGATATCGTAACGCTTGTATCAATGTTGGTAAATGATTCCGTGGATGCCGACCTGACCCTGCACCTCAATGTGGATGCTGCGGTATACTGAACCAGAAGCCATGCCGTGACATTCCCGGAACTGTCATATCCCCTGAGGTCAATCGGAGCTCCGCCAGCCGACCCAGCCAATCCCTTAAGATAAAAGGACATTGTCCACTTAGAGTTGGTTGTCGCCTCAACACTATAGTCCCCACCGGAGACCGTTTTAAGGTGAGGCTTATGCGTCGCAGAGTAACCAAACTGCAAACACCCCGCTTGAAGACCAGACGTATTTAGCTTTTCATAGCCGTCCCTTGTGAGGATGGCTTTGTTCTCTATGTCAAAGTTGACAAGATCATAAAAAGATATTTCAGGTATCTCCTCTGGAGTCTTTGTTCTATATAACCCTCCAGATAGATTCCTTACCTTAACTGTGCTCATGCGTACGTATAGTCCTCGAAATCGTAATCGTCTCCCCATACACCAGTCCAGTTGTCCGGTGCAGGCACTTCATCCCAACCTGACTTTTTCTTCTTTCTTAACAGTTTTATCGTCTCCCTGTAATATGTCACCCACTGTTCGGTAAGAACCTCCATAGATAACTTATCCTTCATCAATGCCCCTATAACTATCAACGGACAAAGACGTGCAGGGAATACACATAACTCTGTGTCATATACCATGTCCTGCGGCTGTATCCACCCATCCATTACAACGCTCTTTCTCTCGGAGGGCATCGGGTGAAATGATATCCAATTGGTATGCTGTATCGGATTACAGTCCAATGTCCAGCCACCGCTTGTCCCGTCAAATGCCCTGTCAAGGTGTATCTGGTTGTTTGTCTCGTCCAACCCCGCTATTGTATGGATATTCACCGTAGTTCCAGAGGACAGCTTTAATACGTCCCCTATAAAATAATAATTTGAATCCGCCACCGTCACCAACCTGCTCGCATTGGTACACGTAACAGATGTCTCCCTGAATTTATAATCCCCGAATATAACGGGAGAGAACACGTCTATCCCTGCTACCGGAGAATAAGAGGAACTATTGTTCCTCGCTGATATTGCCTGAAATTCAGAGAGTGAATTCGTCGGGGATATCGGCCTCTCTCCATCCTCATAGTATACCCAGTTTACGTCACCCATATTGTGCCTCAATGGGTAGTTGTTCCTGTATACAGTCCATGCCGTAGCAGTCGTTGACCCCTCATACAATGCATTGTCAAGCGTGTAGGTTGTCCCTGACACCTCTATGATTGTATAGAAGTTGTTTCCGTCGCTAACCGTAGAGTAGATATCCCGCTTCTTAAGATTTGAGTTGGAGTCTATTATCCTCGGTATCCCAGTAGTTCCCGTAACAGTATAGTTACCGCTGGAATCATCCAGTGTGGTAGATGCCGTGAAGGTCAACTTAACCCTCTGAGCGAGAAATGGGGGATGAAGGTCTGCAAGCTCTTGGATTGTCCTATTAAGGTTCTTCTCCATGAGATTCTGCGCATCCGTATTCATCCCCGTTATGCTGCCGTTCTGTAACTCTCCTCTTTTTTGAGCGTACTCTTTTTTGAGATCAAGAAATGTAAATTCCATTTACTCTTCGCTTTCTTCGATCATTTCCTCAGCAATGGTATCCTCCATCGGCTCTCCAAGAGCCTCTGCCTCCTTGGCTTTCTTTGCTTCCGCTCTCTGCTTATTGTAAGCGGCTAACCCGCTTTTCTTCTTTACAGCCTCTGCCTTCTGGTATTTCTTTTTGGCTTCCGCTCGAGCCCTCTCCTCATCCGTCATCTCTGCCCAGCGCCTGTCATCAGCAAGGTCTTTATCAACCGACCTCCACTCTGGGAACTGCGGCTTGCATGACCTCGGGGGCATCAGGTCTCCATCACGATTGATGTCGTCAACCTGACTGTTCACCTCGAGGAACCAATCTGTATGCTCCTCTTCAAGGTGTACAATGCACATGATTCTCTTCTCTTTACCAGTGGCCTTTACCGGGGGCTCCCATCCGCAACGCACACAGTTGTCTTTTGTGTATCCCTTTGCCGGATTTATCTTTTTAGGAACCGGACACGGAACATACTTCGGGTCAAACCCGACAGCCTCCGTCTTCTTCCGCATCGGCATCCTGCCTCCTGACGTAATGAAACGCCATTCCTTCTCACCCTCAATAGGCCATGTTACCTTGATGTTCTCTACCACCATTTCGTCTCTAGTTGCATGCGGATTCCTGGGCGGTTTTGTGCCCATGTCATCCATCACCATTACTTCTTTTGCCATTTTTTTCTCCTGTAAAAGTGTGGGGGGAGTACAACTCCCCCCGTCAAGTGTTAGCTCCAGATCCTTCCAAACAGCGTCACTGACTTCAGGGATGAAGCAGATGTCGAGAAAGCCTCGTTTGTTACACCCGCAGCAAGTTCCTGAGAGGTCGCAACACATTCGCGGATGGTCTTGTCTGTACCGGAAATCCTGAACAGATCCCCTTTACCAAGTCCTGTGGTCGTTGAACATTCTTTGACCTTGTGACGACCCTTGCACTTAAACCAGCCACGCTTTTTATTCGCCATCTGAGCCGGTGAATAAACAACGTTCATGCTGATCTGAGCATCAGTGTCTGTCACGTCAGCGGTAAAAATCGCTGAATTAGTCGAGGACACAATGGGTACACATACAGAGTTTCCAGTCGTAGTAACGCTTCCGCTACCATGATAGTAAACACCCCATACATAAAGCCCACCGGTCTCAGGGTCCTGATAAGTTGTCCCCGGCTTAAAGTAATCCTTGGCGTAAGCCGTGGTAAGATCGGTAAGAGCCAAATTTTTAACTGTTGCCATTACTTACCACCTCCTTAAGAACTAAAAGAGTGCAGAACTGCGGAATAACGAGGATTCAGGTTAACCTGCATGATCGCCATACCAACAAGAATTGCACGACTAAAAGAGTTCTGAGCCTCGCGCTGAGCCGTTACCATGTCACAGTTCTTCAGTATTCTGATACGTACCGTGTCAGGGTTGATCCACCTTATTGAGTCCGAAGGTGCATCGTGGTCCCATATTGCAAGTGCTTCACCAAAATAAAAAGTATTTTCGCCAGCATACTTAAGCTGGTCTGCGGGAAGATTTCTTGAGTCGTTCCCGTTGACTACGACTCTCTGGCTGTTAGCCAGATCGGGAAGATAATAAGCCATGTTCGTGTGGACCGTTTTGTCCATCAAACAAATCTTGAACATGCTTCTGTCACCCATACCACGAGATGCATTCTTCAACAGAGCATCGGCATCTTTAAGACAAATAACACCAAAACCGTCAGTTGTGCTACAAGTAGCGCTAGCCTGCTGGTTCTGCAGCCATGTCTTTCCGCTTCTTGTGACACCGTGGATTGAACCAGATGTCGGAGAAGTAGAAATAAGCTGTGTGAGACCGAAAAGAGCAGGATATGCTCCAGACCCGTTCATAAGGTCATAGTTGATGTCCTTATTAAGAGATGTGATAAGGTTCTTCTTATAACTCTCTATGTAAGGGATCAGCTTTTCGGGACCACTGTTTTTTGCCAGCGTTACATGGTCGATCGGAATCGCACCGCTGTACTCGCCGTAGTTCTCAGTTCCAGTCCTGTGAATGTCAGGAGCAACAAGTTCAATGGGAGAGTTGAGAGCGCGAGCCTGTGTAGACCCATTCTCGTCCATTTCCCACTGGATGTAAACCCCGTCACCCGTCTGGTTCTTATCAACTGCGCCAAGAGCGTTCATGTAGCGCATGTAAACTCTGTCTTTGAAGAAAGCGTCTTTTACGTCTTTATCAATCTTCGGTAATGTAAGATTGAAAAAGTTGATAAGGGTATCACTGTCAAATGAGCCACCATAAATAGTTGCCATCTGTGATCAAACCTCCTACGTTTGTTTCTGTGCCTGTTCCCAGGCCTTGTACATAAAACTTTCGCTATCTCCGTTAAAGTCACTTTCAGTGAAGTCGGGTTCGCTACCCCCTGCACTGCCCTGAGGTGGACTCGCTTCCGGTCGAGGCACTACCTTTGCGATGGGTGTGTCTCCGCCAGTGTCAAATTTCCTTACCAGATCGTACGCCTCCCTGGGAGTCGTAATATAGGTACCTGTTATCGGGTTGGGCAATCCCAATAACGTCTGGTTAAGTACACTTTGAATCTTATCCGAGTATTGAGTGTATGCTGAACCGAATTCCTTAGTCAGGGCTTCGTGGTCTTTGGCCACTGCCCTCAACCATTCATCCTCAGCGTTCTTTGCGGCTTCGTCCTTAACTGCCTTCAACGCAGATTCCGTCGCTTTGGATTCTACGCTGGAGACCCTGTTAACAACATCGCCGAGAACTTCCCCGAGGGTGGACTTAATGACGTCGCGATCTCCATCATTAATGGCCTCCGCCAGTTTGCTCAACTTCTCCTCGTCCAGCTTTAAGCCCGGTGACTTTTCCGCTTCGGGCTTAGGCTGTATTTCTTTACTTTCTTTTTTATCTAGTAAACCATACTTTCTCAGTATTTCCTCGTCTCCCGCTACCAGTTTCGGTATATCTGCCGCTGCAGATGCTATCTTGTTCGGCTCTACAACCGGAGCACCGCTGTCTGCAAGAGCGTTCTTGTAGTTCTCTCTCGCAGACATGTGCCTGCCAAACTTCTTCTTCTGGTCATCGGACATCTTTTCAGGGTGCTTCACCCAATCCGTCTTCGGCCCTCCACCAAAGGCGTTAATCAGGTCGACCTCTTCAGGGTCGCTCAGGTCTACATCCCCTTCCAGATGCTTTGTGTACTCTGGGAGCGTTACGGATTCCTCCGTAACCTCCGGCTCCTCAACCTGTTCGCCGACCTCCTCAGTACTTTCAGGCGTTTGCTCTGCTTCTTGTGCTCGTCTTTCAGCCTCCTCCGCTTCGGCGAATAAGTCATAAAGGGAGGGTTCCTTTTCCTCTACGACCTCCGTAGTCTCTTCGGTAACCTCCGAGGATTCCTCGGTAGTTTCTTCAGCAGTCGCTACGGTCTCTTCCGGTGTCTCTTCGATCTGTTGCTCTTTTTCTTCGGTCATGTAATTTCTCCTACTTACGTATTTTTAGTCCACTTGCCGGTTTGTCTTTGCCTAGTTCAAATCCCTGGACTTTCTCGCCACGCTCTCCAAAGTGGCAGTCCATCTTCTTCATTACGTCCCTCTCATGCCTGCGGGACTGTATCCAAATTCCCCTGTCCTTGTGATCAAAATGCGGGTCGCTCTCCACCCTCCTTAATGCTCCGGATGTCAGCTTGTACGGCTTGAACTCCGTGTTGGTTTTAGCCCGCCTCCTTATCTCGTTGTTGATTATCCCAGTTGGGGCAGATATGATAAAGTTTGCATATCCACCGCATACTTCACACTTAACATTATTGGGGCGGTTATCCATTGGAAATTGCCTGTCGTTCACCCACCCGCATGCGTCGCACTCAAATTCATAGATTGGCATTATAGTCCTCCCTCAGTGGGCAGTGTTGCCATTCCCTGACTGCCCAGCGTCTCTGCACCGGCTTGCCTCATCGCGTTCGTGGGGTTCATTCCGGCTGCTCCCTGTTGCTGTTCCTGCAAATACTTCATGTGCTCCATAGCATGCTTTACAAATAATGGTTGCTCCTCTTCGTCTAACTGCATCCCAGCCTCTCCAAGGAAGCTCTCGAATTCCTGCATGCTCTTAAGGTGCTCTACGTGATTGTCTGTCGGCTCTACCTGCTGATATACCCTAGCCATCATCAGTGATGTCTCTGTGGCTTGATCCATATCCATGATATCTTTTATTACCCCTGCGAATGGAACGCCAAGCATCTCAAGCCATGACTTGAGTATGGGGGTAAAGTCTATCCTGTTTGCCCACTGCGGGGTCTGGCTTAACGCACTTAACGCCTGAATAACCATATGCAGTAGCTTGCTCCTGTCACCCTCCGTCATGTCGTATAGCGGAGACCCCTTCACCGTTATCACGTAATCACCCGATTGTGTGATCTCTTCGTCGTCAACCCATGTCTGCTCCACAGACCTGGACATCCTTACCTGCTCCTCCTGTGATACCTTCTGATTGGTTATCTTCACAAGGGCAGTCGCTATCTCCTCGATGAACTTATTGAAGTTTATGATGTGCCTGTTTGTCTCTGTTATGAAAAGTTTGTTCTGCAAAACCATCTCGGTGGCTATCTTGTCACCCATTCTCGGGTCTGTTAAGTTGGGACCAAGTATAGCCTCAAAGTTGGCTTTCGCCTGCATCCTCCCCATCTCTGCGCCCTGTGTGTCAAACTTGATGTCAAAGTTGTACATGCCGTCCTTGGGCACCTGATTCTCGGATTCTATAACCACAATGGCGTCATCGTTGTTCATGAATTTATTCGCCTGCTCATCCTTCATGCTCTCACCAAGAGCCACGACAGCCTTGCTGTCCCTTGTAAGTTTAAGTAGGCGTGTTTCGTAATACTCTGCCCTTAATTGAGCGTTCTTTGCCCTGTACGGCTTTGGAATGGCATATGTCCCTCTTCTGGGGTATGCGTCAACAACCTCAAAAAACGGGAAGTCCATCCCCTTGAATTCCTTATAGTTATCAACAGAGTAAAGTATCTTCTTCTGTAACTTGCTGAATGCCGTAAAGCAACCCTTGGGCTTTTCGTCTGTCTTATATTCATATATGTACCACAGGTAATTGTAATCACAATCCTCGCCCTCGGCTTTGCCCTCTTCCCTTTTGTCCGGATCTGCCGGTTGAGATGGGTTCTTAACATCCCCGTTTAATTCCTTTAACCACTCAGATTGAGAGTTGGCTTCGGCGTATTCCTTAAAAGCAGCATTGTTTTTTACCCAGTCCTTGTGTACACATACCCTGTACGCAACCCATCCACCTGGAACCTCTGCTTCTCTTATCGTTTTAAATCCCGGTGCTCTCAAGAAGTCCTTCGGGTGAATCTTCTCAAAGAATGCCTGTCCGGGTTGCTTCTCTCCGCCCTCAGAGTATATGGCCTTCTGATGCATTCCGCCCGCTCCGGGGTTATTCCTATAGTTTACCCTGACTATCGCCCTGTTGAGAAGCCTGTAATCATAGGCGCAATCAATAAGCCTACCGTATCCGCCATGCTTGTGGATGTAGTAATCGCACCAACTCTTTGCCGTCTTTGCAGAGTTTATGTCAGGCTCCTGCTCCTTGTTGGCGGGAACTACAATAAACTCAAAATTGGGCGGGGGCATTATCATCGCAACCGACGTATCTATAGCCGTAGACATCATGTATGTTTTAACGCGCATCTTCCTTGCACGTCCCCCCATCAGCGGAGTGTAGTCACCATCATAAAGCTCCTCGATCTCTTTTGTCATATCGACATACTTCTTCTGTTCCTTGAGACCGTTGGCGATCATTTTGTCATACTTGTTCTCTTTTGTGTTAAGTTCCATATTACTCCACCAATAGTTCTAACATGCCCAATTTACCAAAGCTCTCTCGCTCCTTTAGCGCGGCAGCGATGCTCATATTCGGTATGTCTTCTTTGCGGTTTCTCACTTTTTCCCTTGCTGCCCTTTCAAGCTCTTCCGGTGAGTGGTATCTCGGCTTGAGCCACCTGAGGTAGGTGAACGCATCAATCGCGTGGCAATCGCTTTTAGCCAGCTTCTCTTCCTTGACAGCATGACCAGTCTTCGTAAGATTTGGTTCCGCATACTCAAGCTCCAGTATCTCTCTTTTAAAGTTTGGACATTGATCATCAAATATCGTTACTCTCCCGTCCTTTATGTCCGGCAGCCAATAGTTGTATCTCTCTATTGTCGTGGGCGGTAGCTGTGCAGGGACTTTCAGGGGATGTATGCCCAGATCAATCATTCTCTGCATGACAGACTTCCTTGAATCGAACTTGTGCCTTGCTATCTCCCTGTCTGCCACCGTGTAGTAGATGTCCTCAGTTGTCATGTTCCTCACAAGCTCAACCAACTTCTCCACCCATAAACCGTCCATATACAGCTCTTTATATACAATGTACCGGAACTTGTCCTTCTCCCACGGCTGTACCGCCACCCATAAACAACAGGCTTTACCCGCTCTTCCGGGGTCTATCGTCCGGTAACACGTAACGTTTTCGGGCAAGGGGAATGACTTAACAAAGGTCGTTTGCTCGTCTATCCCCATATAGTAATTGCCCGACAATGATTCAAACGTACCGTAGTTCCTCTCCCTGAATAAACTCTCATTCAGGCGTCCGTCGAATAACTCTGATTCGTCAGACTTGTAGTCATCTACATTGTAGTACGGATTGTAAAATGCTGGACATTGGAATGTCTCGTATGACTCGGAATATGTCCTTGCCATTTCTACGTGGTTCTTATGCAGGGGTACTTTCTTGTAATAATGCTCTACCTTCTTCTGGTTCCAGTCTATGTCAACAATGAGCTCCTTGGACTGACCCATCTTAAAAGACGGATACAAAAAGGAATCCCTCCCCTTTGGGGTTGACGGAATTATCACCCTGCCGTAATTGTCACTGAGACGCTTCTTTAAGTGCCTGTCCCACAATGATTTAGGCACTCTCGATCCCTCTGAGAAGATGATCATTGATACTGGAAACCCCTCCAGCCCAGACCAATCCGCTCCATAACTCTTCTGTTCGACGATAGATGACGGGGCATCAGGCCAGTTTATCTCTAGTGAATATGGGCGCTGATGTAAAACGCGCCGATACTTGGCTGCAAAGGAAGAAGCATAGTCAAAGTTCTTTTCCTTCTGCTTCCATTTTGCACCTATACGAGTAAGCTGGCGCTTTATTTTAGAGCAAATTACCTTCCTCCATACGTCGGTCTTGGTGAGCGCATACTCTATATGCATCCACTCAGGACCGCATACCCCATATGACGGACCTATAATCCAGATTCTTGTTCCGGGGACCGTCATCATCGCCACCGCTTCCATTGCCGCTATTAAAGATTTGGCAAACCTGTTCCCGGCTGCGATTATTAAAAACCGTGCCTTGGATTGATGAATTGCCTCTGCGGCTTCAAATGGAATGTACGGCTGTCTCTTATTGGTGCCATTGCCCCAGTCACGATTGCAGTGAGACCATATTTTTATCTTCTCCTCATAGGAGAGAGACTTATTGCGCTTTTGCGCTATCTTGTATGATCTCTCAAACTGACTAGTCGGCATGACCCTCCATTAAGTTTCGATGTAGCCGTTAATAAAGCAATAGGTATCGCCCTGTGTGGCTATAATACCCTTGCACTTGATGTCTTTACCTGCGTTTGTCTTGATCGGAGGACAAAACGTAATCATCTGCGCTGGCGCAGTGAGTGCGTCTGCATCCTGTCCGGGAAGTACCGCAAGTACTTTTGACGCTGTGGTCGCCTCATAGAGGAGATAGCCATTATCCTCAGTCGTGGTCTTGTTGAAGGCCAGTGCCTGAGTGATGTACATTCGCTTCGCAGCAGTTCCAGTCTTAACCGTCACACCGGTAGTCGTAGTGATCGGGAGAGCATTGACGGCGGTAAATGCAGTCGTTGCTGAAGGAACTTTGTTGGGAAGCGCTCTAGCTGTGATCCCGTTGAGAGCGGTTGTTACGGCATCAATCGATGTGTCCAGTGTCGAAAGCTTGGTGCTCATTGCACCGACTTTGTCGATTAAACCCATTAATCATCACCATCCCTTTAAAAAATTGTATATTACACCCATATTCAAATATATTATGACATATAAAACGTAAAAAAGCAAATAATTCTCGAATTTATTGCATTTTTTCTGCAATTTTTTCCATGATGCTCTGCGGAGATATGTTCTGGCACGGAAAGAACAACCTCTTCGTGGCACACTTAACGCACTCTGGATGCCAATGATACCCCCATTGACCTGGTACGCACTCAATATCGGACTGCACAGGGACTATTGAGGCATGGAAATCCTTATCCCAATTTTTGGTTATGCTTGTACACGTAAAGATCGTGATACCACTGATACCAAAAGCGCCTGCAATATGATATGTCCCCGTGTCAGTCCCAATATAAAATCTTGCATTCTTTATGTAGGCTGCCGTCTCCCTTAACGGCTTCCCTGTTAGGTCTATTGTGCCATCTATATACTCTTCTGTAGACCCAATGGAGGCTACCTCTAGCCCTGTTTCTTTCTTAAATAGGTCTATAAGCCTCGGAAACATGGGGTACTTCTTCTTCCTCCACGCAGGGACGTTCAGACCGCCGTTATGGGCTATAACAAACGGTCTGTCATCCCAGTCCTCACCCTGCTCCGTTTGCAGTTCTATGGGCGTTTTGACCTCTTCTGAAGCCCCAAAGAACCTACACACCATCATGTTCCGCCTTACTTCGCTGTCACCCTCTATAATGAGATCGGTTACCTCCCTGACGTATTCTCCCTTTCTCGAGAGGAATCCATCGGGGTATCCTACTAGATAGTCGTACTTGTACTGCAGCATTCTATGGTTCTCGCCCTCTATGGTACGTACCGGAAATGGTACAAGGGAAGCTTTCTTCGGGTCGTCTGTCTGGTATATCGGATGATAGTACACATCTAGGTCAACCTTCTCTTTAAGGTTCAATAGCGATGGAACCGCCTCAACCACATTCCCCAACCCATACTGCAATACTGCCGCTACTTTCATTAGTTTTCCTTAAATTCGTTTAAATGCCTTAATCTGAACTCCTGCTCCGTCATCTCCCATGTATCACAGTCGCATGCCAACGCCAATGTCCCGTCCGCTGATACCACGGGTAGCAAATGCCTATGGCAAAAGGGACACTCTGTGTCTGGTATCTTTCTTGTGGCAAACCCCATGAAATCCGCTAAGACTCTTGCTGTTTTTTCTTCACCACGCATTTTAAATCCCTCATCCAGTCTGGTACCCTTACACGGGCAAATAGTGCCGCATGCTCGTCGTTATCCGCATATACAGTAACCCTGCGGGTTCTCGCTACGCCATGCTTGGAATAATGAAATACCACACAATATTTATCCACTTTTCGCTATCTCCTGCAAAACCCTCGTTTTAGCCACATCCCCGCCAACTACAAAGTCGTTTGCGTACGACTGCATCTTATCCCTGTTTATCTTCTTCGATAACGGCTCTATACCGCTCTCCCGTACCCTCTTGTACATTACCTCCCTGTTCCATCGCTTGCGCCACCATTCAGCCCTCTTGGCTATATCATTGCGTATCTTTATCCTGTCCTCTTTCTTGACGCTTAAATCCCTTGATAGCGATAATGCCCTTAAAAGCTCCTCATAGATGGTTTTGCATACGGTTATCTCTTCACCTAATGACTGCACCTCAATGTTCCGTATAGGGGGCTTCCTGTGCGTCTCCATGGCGCTTATATACTTCCTCCCATACTGATCCAATGCAAACGGGTCTAAATCCTCCGTATTGGCCTCACAGAGGTACTGCCAGTACGGTACGTCCATTATCCAGTCAACATGCTCCCTAACCATTGCCAAGACTATCTGAAACACCCTGTATGCCCCGGTTCCAGCACAAACAGCCCAGAGATGCCGTAATGTCCTCTCCATGACTACCTGAGAGCTCATGTCGTTCTTGTGGTGCTTTTTAAACAATTCTATTGACGCGCTTATATGAGCCAGCAAACGCTCAAAATTAATGGGATTCCCGCCTAGTACCGCAAGGCAGTTAATTAAATACCCCCTGGATACCAAATCCTTCGGAGACGCCTTTACCCTGTCCTCGTTTAGCTTTAGCCTTGCCCACTGCTTCTCCCAGTGTCCACGAGCGCTTCCGTATCCATAGTGCTTTAATTCTACAGGCATCCACCCAGTTCTGCCGTTATAGCATACTTCGTTCTGAATGGACTGCTCCCAATGCACCTTCCCCCTTTTGAATATCCTCGGCAGGGGGGTTGTTGTCATCGTCTGGTCTTTCTTCCCGCCCTCAACATACACATTCCTCAGCTGCACCGAAATAGCATTAAACGTATGATCCCCATGCTTTAGGAAGTTCTCCAATGACTCACGGAAGTCGTCGGCAAACACCTCGTCAGAGTCTACCTGAACTATCCATTCGTGCTTTATTACCGGATGGTTCTTGGATAACTCGGGGTCTGTTGTCCAGAAGGGGGTTATCTGGTTGTTCCCCTCCCAGTTCACCGCGTAGTTTCTTCTCTCGGACATGTGATTCGGGCCAGTCCAATGGAATATCTCACACCCGAATTCTTCGGCTATCTTCACCGAATTATCAGTTGAACCATCATCAACAAATATCTTCTGGTCGCAAAATGCGACCCCAGCAAGAACCCGCCTTAAATACTTCTCACCGTTCTTATTGCAGCAATATACGGTTACCGGGAGCATCCAATCACCTCCGTGCAAAAATATGTTTCTGTCCGGGAAGTGCAATATCGCACTTAAAACCAGACGCTTTCAGTATAGTCTCATAATCCCCGCTTACACCATTGTGGTGTTCCACAATAATGAAACTTGTTTTCTTTATTGTCTCTACCCCGCCACGCAACACCTCTGCCTCCATACCCTCAACATCCAAATTGATAAAGTCTATATCCCATCCAAGGGCATCCAGATTGAACATTGGAACATCTTTCCCGTCCATCACCCTTGCGCTTCCAGACCCAGAACTTAATTTAACTGAAGCGGTTCCCGTCTCCTCTCCCAACGCAAAGTGATGAGCAGACATGTTTGGCATTATCCCACAGTTCAGCGTAAGTATCATAAAATTCTTCACCTCTGGCTCCACACAATACACATGCCCCTTCGTCCTCTTAGCGGCAACCATGCCAAACTGCCCCCAATGAGCGCCAACATCAAGAAACGACATCTCATCACCTAGATTATCAATAATAAAGTCTATTGCGGCAACGCACCAATCACTTCCGAAGCGTGGAGTGTCATAATTTATATTACCTAATTGACTCATGTTTGATGACATATAGAATCCATGCCCGTCAAAATCTCTCATCTTGCATCCGATGTTATCCCACGGCGCTCCCATTATGTGCTCTGCCTACATCTGCGTGGTCTGCATGTAGAGTTTTTTATCTCAACATCCCGCATCGCATAAGCCAGCTCTCTCTCGGGGCATCCTATATCAAAGTCCTCCGGCAACGGTGTATCCGTCCTGACAAAATCCCACCTATCAGCGTATTTCCTCATAACATTATATCCGCCAAAACCGAACCTGTCATAACACCAAATGCTGTGCGGCTGTGCGCCATAGTTGGGCACATACAAATTCTCGTTGTCACGCTTTGAAAGATCATCTAATTCGTTATCAAACATCATGTCAAACCTGCACCTGATATACCAGTCGTATTCCCGATAGTTGTCAAACACAAAGTTAAAGCCCTGCGCTATACCCTTTATCTGTAAAAAGTAGCGCTCGTGATATGATCTATCGAAATGCTTCGGAGACCCAGTCGACTTCCCTCTCTCCACCATGAATTTTCCTATCTCCGTCTCCGGGATCTCAAGGTAGTCGTCCGAAAAGCAAAGCGCCTTCGCATCAATTTTGTACTCCTTGTTGTACTTCAATACAGATTCCATATCCTTCTTTTCCGTGAACATGAACACGTCACAGTTCGATGGCTCGATAACAAAATCCCTTATCGTTGGGAATGATTCCTGTATGTGCGCCGCCCTTCCCGTAAGGATCAGGGCTACACTGAGTCCATCTGACCATCTTTCAACAGCTTGTCCCATTTTATATTCCAATCAATAAAACGACAATCATACTTGTTGCAATCGTCAACATTAATGTTTCTTATCACATCCCAATGCCTGTCTGAATACCATATCTCCCTGAGGGTATTTTCCCTTAAGTTGCCCAGCCTGTGCGAATCCATCCTGTGTCTGTAATAGCAACACGCCCAAACATCCAGGTTATAATCAACAACAACCTGAAGCGGGTTAACAAAACACCCCACGTCCTTCGGCAGCTTCTCTGAGAAACTGAAAAACATCCGCTTTCTCTTCTTCCTGAATATGCGCTTTATCTTCTCAATCCTATTCGGTGGAAGCTGTGCTTCAACATTCCTCGCCAAGCGTACCTGAAACGAATCATAACCGTCCCTTAGTGATATCTTGTATGCCCTTAAAAGATCCAGAAGATTTACGTCATTTGAAATGGTGTACTTGTAAGAGACCTTAAGGGTGTCCGGCTTGACTGAAATCAAAAACCTTGCGTGATCCTGAATCCTTCGGAACATCTCCTTTGTGGAGCGCTTGATTTTCTTAAACCACGCACCAGTCCCGGCATCGTAAGATATCCGCAGATACGAACAATCAAAAACATCCACATGCCACAACGGAGACCCATTGGTAAGCACCCCGGTTGTCAACCCCATCGAGTGTGCATTGTCAAGAAACATATTCACATCCCTGTGAAGCAACGGCTCTCCCCCGCCGCAAAGCTCCATTGACGCACCACCCATGTCTGCGAATTCCCATATCGCCTCAATGCACTTATCTGTCGGGATGTCAACCGAGTCCATCGCGTTAAGCTCTGCGTAGTCACAGTATACGCAATTCATATTGCAGCGATTCGTTGGGTATAGAATCAGCATTCTCGGGGGTGGCATTTCCCCGTTTTTTATGGACTTAACAGCACTGTAGGCTGTAAGGTATTTGTGCTTTAAAACCTCATCTAGTATCAATCTCTACAAGATAACACCTGTTACCCGTCTGCTTGTCACCTTCTTTTGTTATAATCTCTTCTATGGTAAAGTTGTCTAAAAAATCAAAATCGCTTTTCTCGAAGAAGTGCTTGTGTCCGGGGTCCCAGAATGATTCCCCTACAGGTGTGGTTATCACAACCTTCTTCCTTGCAATCCTGATCATCTCCACTATCAGTCTCTTCCAGTCTTTTACGTGTTCAATTACCTCCGCTGCGATTACCGCCCCGAATCCGTCATCGGGAAGAAACCGCAATTCCCACGGCTCCGAATAGACAAAGCAGGGAACACTCACTTCGTCCCCTATATGTGTGTAAAAATCCCTTAAGCGCTCCCTGCTAATGTCAACAAAACTTACAGGAATTCCTTTCGAGATAAAGTAAACCCCCAACTTGCCGTTGCCCGGACCAAACTCACAAATGTGACCGCATCCCTCAACGGCATCTACTATCCTCTTGTGACGACGGTCTATGACCGCCTCTCCGCTTGATAGAAAGCCCTTCTCAAATGGGTGCTCTTCTACCTGTTTAAATATCTCAAGGTTTGTCATGTGGTCGACACCATCACAGGGTCTATAATGTATGGGTACCAATCCCCGTTACATATGGTGGTGGCGCTTGTTGTCGTAAAACTGTGGAGAACCGGCGTCCCGCTATACCATGTTGTCGAAGGTGTACACGCATCCCCATATCTGCCGACAACCCCGGGCAGCCCATGCTTCAAATCCTCGTTGATCTTATCAGGCCAGTTTATCCGTATTTCTTCCATCGGCCCTTTAACGTGATCCACCAACCTCTCATTTGATTTCTCATTTCTTAAGTGAATCTCACTGCCGTATTCGCTGTACTCCTCGATGGCATCCAAATGCTTCTGGTGGCTATCGTCGTATTCCGGCTTTAGTTTCCTTTCTGGCTCTTCCTTGGTGTGTCCGAATAATTTTCCTATGGGTGACAACGCTACCATGCCAACAAGCGTAGCCAATCCTCCGCGTTTAAGAAAGTCCTTCCTCGTCATCTTCGTTGATTTCTTCGACATCTTTTGCTGCCCTCCTCATTTCTTTGATCGACTGCCCGATTCCCTTGGCAAGTTCCGGTATCTTCTTCGCACCAAACAGAAGAACAAAAATACCGAATATCACCAACATCTCTTTCATGCCGGGCATTCCCATCGCTAAACATTCCATATTCATTCCTTTATGCCAAATTCCTTTTTCGGGTCTCTATCGGAACTGTACTCAAAGTCTATCAGCCTCACGCTTAATTTGTTTCCATCAAGCCGTACCATTGTGTTGTTGGCGCATAGATCATAATATTCAACCCTTTTGTTCATGAGCCATAATTTCACCAGTTTATCCACAAGCAGTTGTTTGTCGAGCCATTTCATGCAACCAGCTTTATTTAGCTTCTCATACCCCGAAAGATACTCAAACAACAGCTTGTTCCCATCCCTCTCAAATACCATCGGAACATCTATGTTGTGGGAGTTATAGGTTATCTCGCCCTTCAATCTTGATGTTACACAGTGTTCGTAACCAATGTTCTCTGGATAGCCTAATTCCCCAGACCCATAATCCGGATCAGAATACTCTTTTACAAAGAACTTCTCTCCGTCTTTTTCAACAATGTAAAACGTCCTCCTGTCCTCAATGATCCTTGAGCCCGGAATGCTTGCAGTCAGCAACTGGTTCTCGCTTCCCCTTGTCCGGTAAAGCTTTTTCAGTATTTTGTATTTTATCCCGTTAATTTTCATCTGTCGCATCTAAATAAGTACCTGTTAACATCGTGTATGCTTGAACTGCCTATGCATTTTATGTCATCATACAGGGTGACCCTCTTTAGGTATTCCCTCACCCAGTGCTCACTGTCCGGTGTCGGGGGTAGAATTGACCACCACTTGCAGTGAGATGCGTTCTCGTCCTTCTGCCCCATGTCAAAAAACATTGTTGAACACCTCGCGGAAAGAAGCCTTAAAACATAATCCGCCTTCTCCCACCCGTACGCCTGTATGACGTGATGGTGAGTGCTCATGTAAAGACATCCAGAATAAGTTTTATCCCATAAAAGAAATTCAGCAAGGTCATTGCACACGAAATGAATATTAGTAATCTTCTCTCTCTCTTTGATATTGGTGCACTGTTCAATAAGACCCTGCTCTCGGTCGACAGCATCAATGTGATCAACCATGTCGCACAACCCAAAAGAATAAAACCCACCGCTACAACCAGCGTCCAATACGTTTCCAATGCTATCCCCCCAGTTCTTTTTTATTAAATCAAGCCTGTGCGTAAGATCCGGTCTGTGCGTATCCCCCTGATTGAAGTAGTCTCCGTGATAGTTATCCATCTATTTTCTCCACATGCTCATAGCCAGTCCTTATGCCAATTAAATATTCCTTCCACTCCGGAAGCAATCTGTTATAGAACCCGCTCAAGTCCTGATCCGTACTGCAATAAACCACCGTTCTAACCTTCTGGGACAGCGCAAAGAATGTCAGCAATCCCTGCGGTGCAAAGAACAGCTTCGCACCCGCTATTATCTTGAACGCCTGCCACAGCTTCGTTCTTCCCATTAAATCAATTACGTGCCTCGGTGCATACCCGGAAGACCCATACGACCCCAAAATATACACCGGTACATCGGCGTCCCCTATTATGCCCTTCATGTGAGAACTGGATATGCTCCTGTGCAACTGACCATCTTTCCCCGCCCTCGGGGATATCACTATGTATTCAGCCGGCATTGGAAACGCTGGCAAACCGAAACTCGGGAACGCTATTACCGGCATCCCGTCATCCTCCGCAAAATGAGAGGCAATCTTCTTGCTCTTCGTATCCCTTGATTCCGGGAAGCTCAATGTCAGGCTCGGAATGAGATCGTATATCTCCCGTATCTTTCCCCTCCATGCTTCGTGCACCGTAAAGTGGTTCACAGTAATGTCTTTCCCCTGAAGAGAGTCGGTGAGAAGCTTCAGTACGTTTATGTAAGCATCCCCCAATGTTCCGCTGCAGGCGTATGTTACCTTATCCATTTACATTTTTCCCTTATGTGTTTCACCTTTTGTTGGTTAACCGGCCAAACCTTCCTGTCCTTCACTCCGTAGTTTATAACGTCTATTTCTTTTCCGAGCGCATCAGATGCGTGCACGAAGACCGAGCTAGAGAGCACCACGTGTCGTGCAAGGTGCAGTAAAGCAAATGTCTTGTTAATATCCCTCCATCTCCTGTAGTGATTACCTCCGACCCCGGTGTTGACGATGGGCAGGTCGTGCAACTCGTTTGCGATCCAATCGGAGGCGTCCCAGGTATGGTCTGCGTGGTACTCAATGTCTGTGTGTCTGAATATGAATCCTTCGGGGTAGTTTTCTTTGACATACTTTCTCATCTCCTTCTCAATCTTCTTGGGAATAAACACCTCCAAAGATTTGTCTTCCAGTTTTATCCCCAACTCTCTTGCTGTAAGGTCTATCTTGCTCTCGCCTTCCTTGGCGTCCGTATGAAGGGAAACACCGCACCAATCGTACTTCCCGCAAATGTCGTCAAATATCTTTTGGTTCTCCATGACCTGCTCCTGAAAGCCTATCTCTGACTGCCACGGATTTTCTATGATCTTCAGATGCTGTACATATTTGCAATTCTCCAGAAGGTGCGATTCCTTTACCGCATCCCTGCACATCAATGTTGTCGTGTATCCATTCTGGTGAAGCCACCTCAAGCATGGTGTTAGCATTATAACATCCCCGAGACCGTGATGGTACATTAGTAGCGCTCTAGGCATCTAATTTCCTTCCGCAGATTGGACAGTAGTTGAATAATACGTCACTTGTCAGGTGTTCATCTGAGCAACGAACCAAACGAGCAGGGTCTTCATCCATTTCATCGTATACGTAACCCTCCGAAAACCCCACAATACAATCATTGCATTTGGCTGTGGTTGCTTGAGCATGCGAATGTTCAGAAAAAAACTCAAAACAACTTTCGCAACACGGGTCGCCATAAAAGAATGTTGTAGCACTTCTGGAACAATTACAACACTTCATAAAATTCTCCTATCTCACACACGGAAGTCCTCCCTGAAAACAAGATCGCTTTCCTGTATTTCCTTGGGGTGCTGTCCATCAAAGGTCTTTAGATAGGGGGCTGAACTCAATTCGTCTACCCCCGCGTTGAACCAGAAACCCCTGTTGCCGGTTATCTGATAGTTCAGTTCCGCCAATTTCTTTATCTTGTCCATCTTAAAGGGATATGGCCATTTCTGGTATATTTTGTTCAGCCAGTCCACCTGCATGTACCTCTCCTCGCTTCTCCAGAATTCTCTCCTCATCGCAAGATTGGTCAATAGTGAATAGTGGAACATCGGTGCGTCGGCTAAAACAGTTTTAATATTCTCTGCCGAGGGAGACATGTTCTGGGTAGGATAGAACTTAGACCTAGCCGATATCCTCCAGAACCTCCCGTGTGAAGAGTTTACATAATGCCACAGGTTAATGCAAAAGAACCTGTCAAACACCCGTAACATGTCCCAGTCGTCCTTCGCGAATTCCAGCATCAGTTCTTCCACGGAATCCTCACTGTAAAACTCATCCGCATCACAAAGCATTAAGACATCTCCGGGGTCAGCGTAGTTCAGTATCTCGTTGAGTATCCTGCATTTTGTAATGTCTGGATTGGACGCCTGCTCCTGGTTGCGCACCATCTTCAATCTGTCCGGCATCTTTGACGCAAGGTTTCTCACGTCAGAAAGCGTCTTGTCCGCGAAC